ATGATTAAAAGAATAAAACCGTTATCTGAATCCGCAATTAAAGGAATGGTTTATCAGATAAGATATTTAGTGAATGAAAAGCAGGTGTCGGATGAAGCACTTGCATGGCATTTGAAAAATATCTTATCTGACAAAGGCATTCCTGTTGATTATATACCTTCCCCAAAACCATGGGAGTGGAAAAAGAAAGTATGATTACTTTTTTTCGTTAGACCCAGCCTTTGAAGGTGGTGGTGTTTGGGATGTTCTTGGGATTTCTCTTTCTTCGCGTCTAGGTGGCGGAGGTGTATTTGTCGTGGATGGAATGTCTTTTGTTGTTAGTTTTCCGATGTTCTTATCCATAATAGTAATTTTTATAGTTAGACAATTGTTATTTCTTTTTCGATGTTTTGGTAGCATCTTTCTTATTCTTCTCTTTTTTCTTTGGTGGAGGAGAAATAGGTGATGCAGAAACCATCATAAAAACAGTGTTACTCTTTTCTTTTTTATTCATGTTATCTCTATTTTTTTGTTGTATTCGTTTTGGGTGGAGGTGGGGTTTTACTTGTTGTGGGTAACGAACCTTGATAGGTTGGCGAATCATGTACAATATGTACCTTACCATAGCCACCACCGTAATTAGTTCCAGTATTTTTACTGGATTTATTCCCTGAATTTGTTTTTTCAGCCATACTTATTCCTCCTTTTCTTTTTCAAAATATACTCGATTAATGTATTCTTCCGCTTGCTTGTCTATTTTCTTTTGAAGTTCTTTTGAGATATGCCTTACTCCTTTATTAAAAATAGATTCCTTGTCACATTCGCTATCTTTTAGTTTAAAAAAAAGCTCCATAGCTTCTTTTTCTGTCGTAAATTCATGATCATGATCATACCATATTTTTTCTAATGAATTCATGTAGTGTACATAAAAATTAGATAAATTATCCAATTCTGACAATTCTGGCTCAGATTGTAAAAAGTTAGGCATTATTGATTTGGTTATTGAAACGAATCCTATCAATAAAGATGCAATAAGTGGGATATATTCATTGATTGGAAAGCCTAAGGCACCAATGGATGCTGTTAGTGCTATAAATCCATTATAATATCTATTATGTGCACGGCGAATGTCTGTGTACTTCTGTAGGCAAAGTATATTAGCTTTTGCCTGTTTTAACTCTTCCCATATTCTATTGCGTGCTATCATATGAACTTATGTTATTTAGCGTTTCGTTCGTTTTTCAACAATGTTAGCTCACCATTAAGTTTGCGAACCTTATCTTCATATACTTGAATAGTTTTTGCCTGTTCATTGATTGTCCCCTGGAGTGTGGCGATAGTATCTACTAATCGGGAAATACGTTCTGTATTTTCGTCTTTTGATTGATTCTTTGAAATAAGCATTTCACCTTTCCCACGAAATAACCACTCGGCTGATATATCATCGTAGTTATCCAATATTGCATTAATTGTTGATATACTGATTTCACTTACTCCATTGAGTTGTCTACTTAGTGTGTTCTGTTTTATACCACATTTTATAGCAAAAGCCCTGTCTGTTAGCTTGTAGTGGGCAATAACTTCTTTAATTCTACTAATCATAACAATACATTTAATAGTTAATATATCCAAATATGGATAACTAATTCCATAAAATGATTGCAAAATATCCAAATATGGATTACATTTGCATCATCAATCAATCAATACTCCAAATATAGAGATAAAGATTGATATGACAAAAAGAATATTCACATAAAATAATAGCAAAAATGAAAAAGTACAATTTATCAGAAATTATGAAAGCGGCTCACAATATTTATAAGACTGGTAAATATACTTGGGCTGAGTCTTTGAAAAAGTCTTGGAAAATGGCAAAGTTTAGAATCTCTTCAAGAATAGAAGCTTTGCAAATAAAGCAAGAGATGAAAGCCGATAAGGATTCTGAGAGAAAGCGATTGCAAGAGATAAATTCTCAATATATAAATGTCACTCCTGCAAAGAGAAGTCGCTATGACAGTTTAGATATTCCTGCATCTGCGTATTACAATCCAAACAGTACCGGAAAGTTTGGTGCTCACTACGTAGGTGATTAAATAGGAGCTTTCGCAAAAAGGTAGTTCTCATACCGGACAAAAGATGCTGGGGTTACAGTAGCAACGCGTATATGTGTAGCCAACCGTCCGGGCGAAAGCTCTCCACTTTAAAAGTCAAACCAAATGATTCGCCGGGGTATCCCGGAACCCAGTCCGGTCTTTGAGCCTGCCCTTGAAGGGAGACTGGGAGCTAAGAGAAGAGTTCTATGACATTATGGAGATTGGTTTACGTAGCAGAAATATGAAGCCCGTGAGGGTAGGTAGTTAGGCTGTAGTAAAACGGTGGTTTGGTACACCGGCGTAGCACCGCAATCAGCAATAAAAGCGAGGTGCAAAAATTACCCTGCAACCGAATAGCAGAGGATTTCGGTGAGTATATAGATTTATATTTTTGAAAATAGTATATAAAGGTGATGTAGCTCAGAGGTCAGAGCGGCACAACGAGACGTGCGGTCGGCGGTTCGAATCCGCTCATCACTTCTAATTTTAATTTAATGAGTATGGCGAAGAAAATTAAATGTGGGAAGTACCTTATTTTCATTGCTGAACAATCAGAAATAGATGATTTTGTTTTCTCGCAATCTTCTGTTGGTAGCCTCATAAAGTCTTTAGAACAGTCTGCTAATGATTTGTATGAGCAGAGTGTCAGGCAACGAGAACTTGTTGAACGTAGTTTAACTAATAAGCCTATCATGCGTATTGTGAGAAAGAATTGATGTGAATTTTAAAATTGAAGTCTTATGCACGTTTATAAAGACATTGAAACAAGGGATTTATTGAAGATGATCCCTATTGAAGACGTGATTGAGTATCACGGAATATACAATCTCATTTCTGAGTATGGTATCGAAGAAACCCTTGACCGGATAGGTGAGGAAGAGATTCTAAAGTACATCGAGGCAACGGGGCTACTTGATGCAATTAAGAAGAAACTCTTAGGTTAATAATCTGTGAATGGCATATACTGTTAATGAAAGAATGAAAAACAAAAATGAAATGTAAGATGCTATTTCACAGATTGCGAAGAGTCTTTTTCGTGGTAAGATTGGAGATACGGGCTTTATGGCTTCATGTAAGCTATAATGGATATATTCTTTTATATATTCCTGAACCTTGCGTATCATTGCATTGCTCATTACTCTATTCTCGAATAAGGTTATACTCGAGAAAAGGATACAGGTTGCATTGGATAGTATTACCAACGAAAGGAAGATTTGACTGCAAAGATTGTCCTTTGAAGAATTGCTTAAAGAGACCAATACCGCAAATATTGTGAACGAAACCAATAGTATGGTACTTTGGATTTTAAAAATCCATTTAGCTTTTTGTTCTAATGCTTTTTTATAGGCTGAATTTAGTATCTGCTCATTTTCGATATTATTCATAATGCTTAATTTTTTATTTGACACTTCAAAGTTAAGCAATCCTCCGGTTCAATTTACATTAGCGAATAATCTTGAATCGGAGGTCTTTTTATAATCGTTTAATAATTAGCTAAATAATTAGTATGGAGGAAAATAAGAAAAGTGTAATGTGCATCATCCGTGAGATGGAGAAAGATGCGAAAGAGGTTTTTCCTATTTCCAAAAGGGCGTATATTCTTAATCTTATATCTTATCGACTTAAGGAAAAGGAGCCAGGGAAAAAATGGGAGATAAAATCTGATAAAGAGAAGGGCATTTTCACTGTTACTCGCAAGCAGTAACTTCTATGGGTGAGGCGTGTGTGAATATCGCCGAGATATTGCTTGACAGCATATTGGATATAATGTCTACAGAGACTTTTAGCAAGGATCAGTCAGCGTATATAGTCGGTGGTGAAAAGAAGTTGATAAGGCTTATAGAAGCTGGGGAGATTGAATGCGATAAGCCGTCTAACAGTCAGAATGGCAAATGGAGGTGCAATGCTGCTCAGGTGTTGAGGCATTGTAGACGTATGAGAAAGAAAAAGTATAAACGTAAAAGTCAAAAGAATGAGAAGAATTAGAGTTGTTCAAATGTTGGCAGTTATCTGCGCAATGTGGGCGGCCGTTTGGTTATCTGATGGCAATGAAGCCAGTGCCAAGGAACGTGCAGCCGGTGCAATCATCATGGTGCTTGTATTGGTGATGCTGATAGTACAGCATTTGATAGAAGAGGATGCAAAAAAGAAAACCGATAAGTAATCGGTTCTCCGGTGTAGCTCAGTTGGTAGAGCGTGTGATTTTTGAAATTTTTCTCACTATGTCGGCGGTTCGAGTCCGCCCACCGGAGCAATCACTTTTATAGTGATCGTATGAGGACTGTGTGTTATCAATCAATCATACTTCAACAGAGGTTGAAGGCGTTTTTAGTTTTCATGCGTGAAAAGTAGCCTGTGAAGGCGAATGCTTCATAACAATAGTTTGGCCGCTCCACGAGTTGGAGTGGCATTACGGACAATTAGCTCAGTTAGGTAGAGCGGTACATGAAATAGTGTTGGTAGTTTGTCATGGTATCTTTTTAATGGTTTCATCATGTACAGGTCGCGGTGTTCAAGTCCCGCATTGTCCACGAGGATTTTCCTCTATTATTAATTAATATGCCGGTGAAAAGGACACCGTCGGGACAGCCCCGGTATTTATTTGATTTATAATTATTCCTAAAGTAGTTTGTTTACATCCCGGTGTAGCGTGATTGCTTATCCGGGAACAAGTAACCCGCGAGGGTGAATGCATTTAATGCAATTAGTAGTTTTGTCGTGTTTTATTTTGTGTTAGTATGGGTGTATAGTCTGTGAAGATAGTACACCTTTTTTATTTCGGAGAAGTGGCGAAATTGGGAGACGCACTCAATACCAGAGCGAGTTCAGTGAAAATCTGTATGCAAGTAATGTTGGACGCATCATGAAAGCAGACATCTCATCCCGGTTCAAGTCCGGGTTTCTCCACAAATAACAAGTTAAATATGAAATGCTTATCTAGTAAAGGAAATAATTAAACAAACAAAGATGGGAAAACTATATAATGTTTCATTAATATTTAGAATATGCTAATAGTCGAATTTACTATTTAGAAATAACAGGGGAATACGGGATATACTATAATTCTGCTATTGATACCGCTAAATGATATTAACAAGAAATGAAGAAAAGAAAATTAATGTATTTCTGATAGGAATTTCTGAAGATATATACCTCTTTCTTTGGCGAATTGCAGTTCCTTAATGACTAAATTCATTTCTTTTTCTGTTGATATGAAAAAATTGAAAGAATATAAAGAAACACCTTTGAAGTATTCTCCCCGAACTATTTTCATTCCCATTTCGCCAGTTATATTAAACTCACCGGGAAGTAGAACTTTTTCGAGTTCTAAATATTTGAGCCAATTTTTTTTTAGAGCAATAATGTATTGATCAATTTCCTGTGCATATATTGAAAAAAAACTGCCATTATATCTAAGATCAGGGCCGGGAAAGTAAAAACTAATATAATAATTAGAATTTTCTACTATAAGATTTGCATTTAAGGCCTCTAACTTTTCAGTATACTTCCCTTTCATATTTGTATTATTTATGTGACAAAGATATATAAAATGTAGAAAAAGCATTGTGCTATTACAAAAAAATAGTTTCAGTACCTAGTATAGTGATTTTTAAATATGTATTTCGAAAGTGTTTATTATGCTATAAGAACTGAAGCTGTTGTCATGTTTATACCCCGGAGAATATGCTTCGGGGCTTTTTATTTGATATTATGAGTAACATAGAATTGAACGAAAGACAGAAGCTCATCATAGCAGGCAAGATTTGTCCGTATTGTGGGCAGCAAACTGAATTTGTAGACAGTATCGAGGTGTATGGAATATCTTATGGTATGATCTATCTCTGTCGAGATTGTGATGCCTATGTAGGTGTTCATAAAGGGACTGATAAGGCGCTTGGTCGTCTGGCTCAAAAGCGGCTACGGAAACTAAAGCATCAAGCCCATGAGTATTTTGATAAGATCTGGATGAATAAATACATGACACGACATGAGGCTTATGCCTGGTTGTCTCATATACTGGAAATACCTGCTGAATATACTCATATTGGAATGTTTTCGGAGGTAACCTGTGAACGTGTGATCAACTTTAGCAAACAGTTGCTGAATGATTATAGACAGCTTGAAATAGGGCAGAGGATAAGTCCTAAATTACCTTATTTTCCTTTATAAAAATGGCGTTAAAATGGCGAAGTTTCTGTTTGCCTATCTTGTCATTTTACGATAACTTTACTGATGTAAGGAACTAAAAGTCAAACCAATAAATTAAAAATTATGGCTGGAAAAAAAGTAGAATCTGCAACTGTTAGTGCAGATAATAAATTCAAATCTATCAGACCTTTATTGGCATCCGAGATAGAATGCAGGGTTGGAACTATGAAACCTGATGGTTCAGGCTGTTCTTTGTTGCTCTACAAAGATGCAAGGGTGGATATGCGATTGCTTGATGAGGTATTCGGTCCCATGAATTGGAAACGTACTCATGATGTCGTTAACGGAAATCTCTTCTGCACATTATCCATCTGGGATAGTGAAAAGAAAGAATGGGTAAGCAAGCAGGACGTTGGTGTAGAATCCAAGACTGAGGCTCAAAAAGGGGAAGCCAGCGATGCTTTTAAACGTGCCGGTTTTAACTGGGGACTTGGAAGGGAACTCTATACGGGACCGTTCATTTGGATTCACCTCGATAAGAGTGAAATCTATCAGAGAGGTTCTTCTATAGGACTTTATACAAAGTTCAGTGTCAAGCAAATTGAGTATAATGACCAAAAGGAAATTATTCTATTGGTTATTGTCGATAATAAAGGTAATGTGCGATTTACGTTCGGTAATACTAAAGAGAAAGTGATTAAGCCTTCTACTCCGGTTCAAGGTTCAGGAGCTGTATTTACTGGGGCTGAGTTAGACCGTGCTGTGAAGGAAATGCGAGCTGTTAAAAGCCATAAAGAACTTGTTGAAGTCTGGAATAAATATCCTGCTTTGAAAAATAACAATGAATTTAAAAACGCCTGTATGGATATGGGCAAAATTTATGCTCAACAATGATAGATTTAGTTAAGTCAAGTGTGGTTTTCAATGAAGAAGACCACACCTATTTTCTCGGTGATAAGGAATTAAAGGGTATTACTGGCATGATAAGCCGGCAACTGTTCCCGGACAAATACAAGGAAGTTCCGGAATTTGTCTTGAAGAGGGCTGCCGAAAAAGGAAGCCGTATTCATGGTCAGTGCCAGTTTGTTGATTGTACTGGGTTGCCACCTGAGAGTGTGGAAGCTGAAAATTACCTCAAAGAGAGAATGAATGCCGGCTATAAAGTTGTTGCTAACGAATATACCGTTTCGGATAACGAGTATTTTGCATCCAATATTGATTGTGTGTGGAGCAAGGATGAAAGGATCAGCATTGCTGATATTAAAACCACTTATAACCTGGATAAAGAATATTTGAGTTGGCAACTATCAATCTATGCGTATCTCTTTGAAATGCAGAATCCATTAATCAAAGTCGATAAACTATTCGGTGTTTGGCTGAGAGGCGATAAATCCGAGTTAGTTCCGATTGTGCGTAAATCCGATGTCGAAGTACAAAGGTTGATGGAATGTGAAATCAATGGAGAGCAGTTCCTAACTACAACTCTTGTTCCTGCTGATGAAAAGCTGCTCATTCCGATGCAACTGGTTAATACTATCATTGAAATGGAGGAACAAGCCAGTTTTATTTCTGAGAGGCAAAAGGAGTATAAAGAGAAGCTGAAAACTGCGATGAGAGAAAATGGTGTTAAATCATGGGATGCCGGTCGGATGAAGGTTAGTTATACTCCATCTTCTCAAAGTAAGAGCTTTGATACAAAAAGGTTCCAAGAGGATTACCCGGAACTGTATGTAAAATATTTGAAGTCAGCACAAAAAGCTGACAGCATTCGTATAACCATAAGGGAGGAAGTAAAATGAGTGTGAACAAAGTTATTCTTCTTGGGCATGTTGGCAAGGACCCAGAAGTAAGATCGCTGGAAGGTGGTATAAAGGTGGCCACCTTCTCACTTGCCACAACAGAAAAAGGGTATAAAATGCAAAATGGCACTCAGGTTCCAGATCGCACAGAATGGCACAACATTGTTGCTTGGCGTGGTATTGCAGAAACTATTGAGAAATTTGTCCATAAGGGAGACAAGCTATATCTTGAAGGAAAGATACGCACACGTAGTTATGATGATAATAAGGGAGTTAAAAGATATGTAACTGAGGTATTTGTCGATGACATGCAGATGTTATCACCCAAACCTCAACACGTTGCACCGCCTCCTGCTCCGGTCTATCAACCCCAGCCAGCGCCTCAATATTCTACGAATCAACAAAATCAACCTGGCCAGACGAATTATAATCAATGGGGGCAAGGTCAAATGCCGTCTAATGACAATCTAACTGAGAATGATTTACCTTTTCCAATACTCTAAACTATGGAAGCAACCTTAACCAAGAAGGATGGTAAAGTCCAGATGGATAAGTCTTTTGAGTTTATGTGTAGTACCTTGCGCAATGGTGAATATACAATCACCATTAAGCGCAAGACACAGCCAAGAACGTTGAATCAAAATGCGCTTATGTGGAAATGGTTTCAGTGTATTGGTGCTTGCTTGCGTGAATACACTGGGGAAGAATATTGGAGCTCCGGCGATGGTATTCAAGATCTACACGATATCTATTGTAAGAAATTCCTTAGAAAACAAGTCAATGTTAATGGGAAAGTAGAGGTAATTGTCAGAGGTACAAGTAAGCTCAACACTTTGGAAATGCACAACTTTATGGAGAGCGTTAAGATAGACGCCGCTTCCGAATTTGGCATAACCCTTCCGTTGCCTGAGGACCAGCATTATTTAGATTTTATTCATGAGTACCAAAATCGGTACTAAAAATCAATTAATAGAGTATGATTGCTAATTTAAGAGATTACGAACCCAACATTATTGAGTTCGTAATTCCCGAGGCTATTCGGGAAACATTTCCCCCGGTCTTATTCGAGGGTTCGACAAATGTCGATGAGATAATTAAACTGGTGAATGAAAACTTCAACGCTACGTTCCCGGAAAGTGAAATCAGTCAACGTATTCTTGATGCGTTTGAGATTGATGAAATCCGCGAGGAATATTGTATAAAGCAGGAGAATGAAGTTCCAAAGCGTGAGAGGGAATTGCTTGAAGCCATCGAGCGTGCAAAGAAAATCAAGAGTGATGCCCAAGAGCGTCTTGCAGCGATAAAGACTGAAATAAAGGATTTGGCTGCCGAAGTAAAGAAAGGTACGAAAGATTATCAGCTTTCAAGCAAGAATACCGTTCGTTTCGCCTTGAATGGGTATTTCATCTATTACTCTTGGGTGAATGGCCAATTAACGCTGGTCAAGGGAGAAAAAATCCCTGCATGGGATAAGCGCTCATTGTGGGCTCAGGAAGACAGAAATCGCAAAGCCATGCTTGATTTGTTCGGCCTTGAGTATCCGGAGGTTGAACGTCCTGTTGATGATGAGGATGCACTGTCGGAAGATTTAGGTGAGAATCCTTTTGATGGGGAAGACGACGATCCGGAAGACGATGAGTAGATTACAGCATAAAAAAGGCAGAAAATCCCAATATGTCAAAAGCCTCTTAGCAAATCCTGAGTGGGAGGAAGCTAAGAGGAAAGTTCGCATAAGAGATGGGCATAGATGTCAGATGTGCGGTAAAGACTTCAATTTAGAGATTCATCACAAAAAGTATAGGGTTAACGGTCAGTCGATAGTAGGGCATGAGCTTAAACACCTTGATTGTCTCGTTACCCTTTGTGGTGGTTGCCATGAGAAAGTGCATAAATATCATATCAGATTATGACATATCAATTAAGAGATTATCAAAGTAGGGCAAGTGCTGCCGCTGTCAATGCTTTCAAGTCCAAGACTAAAAAGAATTCAGTTTTAGTACTTCCCACCGGTGCCGGAAAGTCTCTTGTAATTGCTGATATAGCATCAAAGATTGAGAGTCCTTTGATTGTTCTTCAGCCAAGTAAAGAGATTTTAAAACAGAATTTTGCTAAAATCCAGTCGTATGGAATCTTTGATTGTGCTGTTTACTCTGCATCACTCAACAGAAAGGATATTAACCGAATTACATTTGCTACGATAGGAAGTGTAATTAAGCACATGGATTTTTTCAAGCACTTCAAATATGTAATTGTTGATGAGTGTCATTTGGTAAATTCAAACGGTGGGATGTATAAGACCTTTTTTGAAGATGTACAACGGAAAATCATAGGATTAACCGCTACACCTTACCGTTTATCAACAAGCGGTGGAGGTGCAATGCTCAAGTTTATAACGAGAACCCGGCCGAAAATCTTTTCGGATGTGATTTACCATTGCCAAGTTAGCGAATTGCTTGCTAAAGGTTTTCTTGCAAGATTGAATTATTATGATTTGACAAGGATAGACCTTACCCGTGTAAGAAGTAATACTACTGGTGCCGATTATGATGAAAAGAGCTTGTCTGCAGAGTTTGCACGAGTAGATATATATAGTTACATCACTAATACGGTGAAACGTCTCTTACGCCCTAAATCCGGTATTCCCCGTAAAGGTATCTTAATATTCACAATGTTTACTCGGGAAGCTCAAATGATTGCATCTGCTATTCCTGGCAGTGCTTTTGTCAGCGGTGAGACTCCGGCTAATGAACGAGATAGGATTCTTGGAGATTTCAAATCTGGGAAAATAAAAGTTCTCGCCAATGTCGGCGTGTTGACAACCGGCTTTGATTATCCTGAGCTTGACACTGTTGTTCTTCTGCGCCCTACAAAATCTCTATCTCTCTATTACCAAATGGTAGGTCGTGTTATTCGTCCAGCTCCCGGTAAAGAGGGTTGGTTGATTGATTTATGTGGAAATTACAGACGCTTCGGTAAAGTCGAGGATCTACGTGTTGAACAGCCGGAAAAAGGGAAGTGGTGTGTTATGAGTCGCGGTCGGCAACTAACTAACGTTTACTTTTAATTATCATGTTTTGGAAGAAATATAAGAAGAAAGAGAAGAAGATGCCACTTTTTGAAAAAGCTGGTGTCAAGGTGGAAAAGCAACCAAACTTGAAAGAGAAGTTGGATAAGGTATTCAGCATGTTTATCCGGTTAAGAGATACGATGCCTAACGGATATTTCTGCTGTATTTCATGTGGGCAAGTGAAACCATTCAAACAGGCTGACTGTGGCCATTTCATTAACCGCCAACACATGAGTACACGCTTTGATGAAATGAATTGCAATGCCCAATGCCGGCACTGTAACCGTTTCATGGAAGGAAATATTCAAAGCTATCGTCGTAGGCTTGTAGCGAAGTGTGGAGAGAAAAGAGTGCTTTTACTTGAATCTAAACAGCATGTTCACCGTAATTATTCAGACTTTGAATACAAGGAACTGATTAAACATTATCAGAAAGAGGTGATAAGGCTGAAAAAGGAAAAAGGGCTGTAGCCCTATTAATACTATGGACGGAGGATATATAAAACTAAGCCGCAAGTTCTTCTCGAATGAGTTGTGGAATGAAGCCCGGACTTTTAGCAGTTGCGAAGCGTGGTTAGATTTAATACAATCTGCACGATTTGAGGCAACGCCCCGAAAGGTGAGTATCGGAGGTCGAGAAGTGTCCTATCAACGTGGGCAATACCCAGCATCCATAAGATTCCTGTCACAGCGTTGGCGGTGGACTGAAAGACGTATCAGAACTTTCCTTTCCTATTTAAAAAAAGAAGGAATGATTGAGGTTAGCAAGGATCAGGGTGTTAATATCATCACTTTGTGTAAGTATGATGACTATAATACTGGTGACACAGCAAATGACACAATAAGTGACACGAGTATTCAAAAGGAAATCAGTGCTTTACGTAAGCAAGTGACACAGCTATTGACACAGCAAATGACACACCCTATGGAAGAACGACACACGGGTGACACAAATACTAAGAAAGGGAAGAAAGAAGAGAAAGAAAATACTCCTAACGGAGTATCAAAGAAGGACGCGGCTAAAGCCGCTACTCTTCAAAGAAAGCGGGAATTTGGTGAATCTCTCATTTCTTTTATTGATAAATACGGGAAAGAGATGATACGGGCTTTTTTTGACTATTGGTCTGAGATGAATAAAACCTGTACAAAGATGAGATTTGAACAACAACCGACATGGGAAGTTGCAAAGCGTCTTGCTACATGGGCAAATAAAGATAAAACTTATGAAAACAATCGAGGCACAGGTTCAAGCAAGCAGGAAGCTAATGAATACGCATTGCAACTCCTTAACGACTGTATTCAGCGAAGAGAACAAGGCCTTTTTGACGAAATTCCCAAACCGTTCTGATGTAGAGAGGGTATATGCCCCTAATCTATGGGGATATACCTTGAATTATCCGGAAAGGGCTTTTAAGGCTGAATGTCCAACACTTCTAACTTATGATAAATTGTATGGCGAAGGAAGCTCAACAATCTGGATTCACATACATGTAACGGCCTTGTATGGTGCTTCACCGAGTAAAGACAAGGAACTTGCAAATAGCATTGCCATATTCTCTGAAACCTTCTCAGCAGAGGTGAGGCTATATAAATTGTCTGAACTCATGCTTTTTTTTGGCAGATATAAGGCTGGAAGATATGATAATTCTTATCAATCGTTTGATACCAAGAGAATAGGCAACGCTTTTTTTAAAGAATTCCTGCCACAATGGAGAAATGAAATAGCATTGTATATTCATAGGCAACAGCAGGAGGCTTACTTAGAAAGTAGAGAATTGCCTAAAGGCTATGTAGTTCCTGAAGGTTACAATCCTGATACCTGGTATAGAGAGCGTTTAAGGCGAGGTGAAATAAAACCAATAGAACCATGAAGTTGACAATATACTGGAAAACCAAAAATGCCCAGTGCATCAAGCATATTAGGAAGCGGTTTAATCTGCCGTCAGGCATAACCGTAAATGGGGAAACTGTAGCAGATATTAGAGATGAGGACATGGAATTGCTTCGTGAAACTGAAAAAATAGGTTTCATTCAGATACGCTATAAACCCTTATGAAAATGGCGTTAAAATGGCGAAGTTTCTGTTTGCATAACTTGTCATTTTACGATAACTTTACTGATGTAAGGAACTAAAAGTCAAACCAATATAACTTTTGAATTATGGAAATACAGAAAATTAAAATCGAAAAAATCAGTGCTTCACCACTTAATCCGGGAAAGACTTTTGATGAAGCTGCTATTGAAGAACTTGCAGCCAATATTGAGAAACAAGGTCTATTACAACCTATTACCGTCAGACCTACATCTGAGGCACCATATTTGGATGAAGATACCGGTGAGGTTATTAATGTGAAAGACACTTACGAGATTGTTTGCGGTGAGCGCCGTTTCCGTGCTTTTCAACGATTGAAAGCAAAGGAAGATGAAGAGAACATAGCCAAAATCAAGGCCCATCGCAAAAAAGCAGAGTTGTATCAAACGATTTCCTGCATTGTCAGAGAGATGACAGATGATGAGGCTTTTGATGCAATGATTACCGAGAACTTGCAAAGAAAAGACGTTGATCCCATCGAAGAAGCTTTTGCCTTTTCCCAGCTAATAGAAAAAGGGCGTACACTGGAAGATATAGCACTTAGATTTGGTAAGTCAACCCGATTTGTCTTCGACCGTGTAAAGTTGAATGGTCTCATACCAGAATTGAAAGCCCGGGTTAGAGATGGTGAAATTCCAATTTCCGGTGCAATGATCCTGTCTAAACTTGATGATACCGAACAGGTAAAGTTCCACAAAGATAATAAAGGACAGTGTAATGTGGCTATGATCAGAAGGTTTGTGAGTAATTCCTTTATGGAATTGGATAGAGCCGATTGGATTAAGGATAATGCAGATATCTGGGATAATGGTACATTCAAACCGTGTGCTGAATGTGAGTTTAGTACAGCAAATCATGGGTGTTTATTCTATGAAATGAACAGTGAAAAGGCTAATTGTACCAATCCTGTATGCTACAAGAAGAAACAAATTGCTTATGTCCTGCGTAGAATACAGGCAGAAAGTGAGAATCTTGTCAAGCATGGTGAGCCGATGGCGTTCGGGAAAACTGTCATTATTGACAATGGCCCAGAAACTTACTGGGGAGAGGAAAAACAAGCTCAGTACAACAATACAATGGAAGCTGTAAGACAATTGGGATATTGTATTGTTACCCCGAATGAAGTTTTTAAAAGTAAATGTTGGTATAATGAAGAGGACGAACGTATTCAAAAGATGCTGGATGATTCTGAAATTTACCGTTGCATATCTTGCTTTGATTATTGTGGGCCAGAGTTTGATGTTCTGTATTACTATATTAGAAAAGATATTGCTTCCAGCACATCAGCTCTTGCAGATCCTAAAGATATTGAGAGGGAGAAAATTAATTCCCAATTGAAAAGGGCAAAAGAGATCGTAGTGGAAAAGACTGCTGAAACACTGCGCACCTGGGCACAAGAAAAGCCCTACCATGAGCGAAAAGTTGAATTAACCACCAATGAACAGCTTGTATTTGATGTGATGGTTCTCAGCCACTGCAAGAGTTCTTTTCTCACATCACTCGGCTTGGATAAATATAATAAAAAGGGCGATTTTGTGAAGTATGTTGAGAATAACCAAGCTGATAGGGTACAATGGTATCGAGCTTTTATCGCTGAATCCTTATCAGATAACAATGTCAACTTCTACCCTTATTTGCAGAAGTGCCAGAATCTTTTGTTCTCAGAACAGTATCCGGATGAATATATTGAATTAAGCAAAAAGCTTGGTGCCTCATTTGAGAAGAAACAAAAGAAGCTCACAGCTCAACTGAAAGAACTTGATAATACTAACACAGAGGAAGCCTAACGGTTTCCTCTTTTTCAAGGTACACCATGAATAAGACTTGGAGTAATGAACAGTTGACTATTCTTGATAGAGAATACCCAACTGCTGATCTGAAAGAATTAGCCCAGTCTCTGGGTAAGACGAAAAGTGCTGTTAGATCAAAGGCCAATTGTCGTAGATTGAAGCGCTCATCTGATGTAAAGGTATGGAGTCCTAAAAAACAAGAAAAGCTGATTGCCTTATATCCGAATCATACTAATCAGGAAATAGCTTCACTCCTTGGCTCAACCGAAAGTGCCGTTTGTGGGAGAGCATTTAAACTGAAACTTAGGAAGTCACCGGAATTCATGTTGGAGCATTCTTCAAAGGGATTCTTTCCAAAAGGGCATCAACCGGCCAACAAAGGGCTTAAACAAACGGAATTTATGTCTATCGATCAGATCGAGAAAACAAAGAAGACGCGCTTTAAAAAGGGGCATATTCCTCAAAATCATAAACCTGTTGGATATGAGCGTATTACCAGAGATGGATATATTGAAGTGAAGACTGCTGAACCCAATGTGTTTGAAATGAAGCACAGATTAATCTGGATTAAACACAACGGAACGATACCCTCTGATTGCGTTATTCGATTTCGGGACGGTAATAAACTGAATGTGGATATATCCAATCTTTATCTTGTGAGTAAGTCTGAGAATATGATGTCTAATACGATTCATCGCTATCCTCCTGAATTGAAGAAAGCTATCAGGGCGTACGGAAAACTTAAAAAAATGATTATAAAGTATGAAGAATAACATTAGTATAGATAGTTTAAATACACACCTGTTTGAAGCAATCGAAATGCTGAAAAACAATAGTGATCCTAATGCATCTGCCAATGAAAAGATAGATGTCGATACCGCAAAAACTATTGCTGATTTGGGAAAGATTGTCATTGAAGGCTATAAAGTCAAAGCACAGGTTTTAAACATTATGGCCAAAACTGATAATCCCAATAGTACAAAACAGCTTTTGGGAGGTGCTGGAATAATATCACAGGAACTTCAAATTGAACAATAAAGAAGCAAATATGATAATATGAATAAAATCTTATCTAAATATGCTTCTGAGCATTGGAGCAATAGCGATTATAAGGTAAGAGCCGAAATAGCTCATCAAAAAAGTGTATGTGTAGCTACCTCTGTTGTAAGAAAGGCTGTATTGGAAACCTTTGAAAAGGCTTTCTATCTTGCTGGGGAAGAGATGAAACAGAAAGCTATTGAATCTTATATAGAAAACTGTGAGTACAAATCAGATTGGTGCTGCGATTGCGCAGATGTATGCATAGGTAGGGATTGCCCTACTGTGAAACAATTTATTGAAAAACTTAATTCGTAACAAATCAAAAGATGAATATCAATAAACTAAGAAAAAGGTATTTCAATTATCATCGTAAGCAAAGGCGAAATCGGTATTTAGCAGCTTATAAGGAATTGAAGCATGAGATAGAAAAAGAGTCTAAAAGAGGCAAATTGAGCATTCGTTTTCGTGGCAATTTTAACTATGAATACGCAGTGGCAGCAAGATTGTTTTTTAGTAAGAATAAGGATTTCTATGTCAGAGTGAAATTAGAAGAAACAGAGTGGAATAACGAGTTTACAGTTAAAGAAATATTGATTAGTTGGGATATTAATGATGAGCCAGTGTATGATGAGTCAATAGCTTTTAATTTTGATTCAGATGATGAAGATGATTAACTAATAACTGAATAAATATAAAGTAATGAACATCGGAATATTAGCGGTTGATAGTAATTATCCTAATCTGGCTTTGATGAAGATAAGTGCATGGCACAAGGCAAGAGGTGATAATGTTGAGTGGTATAATCCTTTGTGTTCGTATGATAAGGTTTACATGGCAAAAGTATTCAGCTTTACACCGGATTACGGCTACTACATCAATGCCGATCAAGTCGAGAAAGGAGGTACAGGATATGACATAAGTAAGGTTCTTCCGGTAGAAGTTGATAGAATAATTCCGGACTACGATCTATACAATATTGATAAGACTTTGGCTTATGGCTTCCTTACTCGTGGCTGTCCTAATCGCTGTAAGTGGTGTGTGGTACCGAAGAAAGAAGGTAACATTGCTGCTTACATGGATATTGAAGAGATAGCCGTTAATGGGAGAAAAAGCATCATCCTTATGGATAATAACATACTTGCATCCGACTATGGTTTGCAACAGATAGAAAAGATTATCAGATTAAAACTTCGTGTAGACTTCAATCAGGGATTAGATGCCCGTCTTGTAACAGACGAAGTGGCCCGACTTCTTGTAAAGGTCAAATGGATAAAACGAATTCGGTTTGGTTGTGACACTCCTGAACAGATAGCAGAATGCGAACGTGCAACAGCCTTGATTGATAAATATGGATACAAAGGAGAATACTTTTTCTACTGCATCCTATTGAATGATTTTAAGGAAGCATTTACTCGTGTTAATCATTGGCGAATAAAAGGCGGTCGGTTTTTACCACATTGTCAACCTTATAGAAACTTGAATAACCCACATCAGATTATACCGCAATGGCAAAAGGATTTAGCCGGATGGGCTGATAAGAAGTGGATTTTTAGAAGTTGTGAGTTTAAGGACTTTACCCCTCGAAAGGGTTTTGTCTGTAGTGAATATTTTAAAATCAAATAGTGTAAAACTAATAAAGAAATGAACAAAAAAGGGAGCGGGGTTTTCCCGCTCCCCTCCAAAAAATCATTTTTCAGCCCTACCAAGATAAACGTTTTGAACGTCTCCATAATAGTTTATATTGGTGATGTTGTATATTATTGCCGGGGTTGTTTTCTGATATTTTTTGGTAATATAATCTGATAATAAATTTGAAATAACCCCAGCTGCTATAGATAATAGTACTGGTGTCATATTCTTATCAATATTTAATTTGACAATAATCGTACTTGGAAGGATTTGAACCTACATATCCATTTGTCAGATGGAGCTTATCCATTCGGCCACAAGTACAACAACAATGCAAAAATAATAATTTTAAAATAAAATTTATAGTGTATGGCAAAGATTTATGTAGCAAGTAGTTGGAGAAACTCATTTCAGCTAGACGTTGTGTCGTTTCTCAGGAATGAAGGTCATGAAGTATATGACTTTAAAAATCCCCCTCATGGCAATGGTGGTTTCCAATGGTCTGATATAGATCCTAATTGGCAGTACTGGACAACAGCGCAATATAGAGAAGCCCTCAATCATCCGATTGCACAAAAAGGATTTGATTCAGATTTCAATGGTATGCAGTGGGCGGATGTTTGCGTTATGGTTCTCCCTTGTGGTCGGTCGGCTAACACAGAAGCCGGATGGATGAAGGGTGCAGGTAAAAGGGTGATGGTTTACTCCCCGAAAAAGGAAGAACCTGAACTTATGTATAAGATATACGACTTCATAAGTGATAGTATGTTCAGAATCAATGATGAGATAAATAGAGTATAACTAAGAAAGAAATGAACCATTTTAAAATAGGAGAGTGGGCAAAATTCCGTAACGAATTTCAACGGTTATTACCTAAATTCCCAATAATTGATTTGCATGATGCTTGGATGTCAGCGGCAAATAATTATATAACAATCGATATAATTGCTTTTGATAAACGGCTTGAAAATATGTATCCTGAAGAATGGGAATGTATGTCCATGAGGGATATAATAGTTAAACATTATGGTGTGAAAGCCATGCAACTAATAGAATCAGCATTATGATATATGGCTATTTAAGAGTGAGTACAGACGAACAGGATTCCAATAATCAGAAGCTGGGTGTCGGTAAAAAAGCGGAATCTTTAGGGATGTCAATTGATGATTGGATTATAGATGACGGCATATCCGGGACAAAAGAACCTGAAAAGAGGCTGTTGGGGAAATTAATGAAAAAGTTGAGGAAAGGAGATGTGATAATCACTTCCGAATTGTCTCGCCTTGGTAGGAAGTTATTTATGATCATGCGAATATTGGAGTTTTGCATGTTACATGAAGTTAAGGTTTATACTGTAAAGGATGGCTATGAACTTGGCGACAATATTCAAAGTAAGGTGCTGGCTTTCGCTTTTGGAATCGCCGCTGAAATCGAGCGTGACATGATTAGCCAACGTACTAAGGAGGCGTTAGCCCGGAAAAAGTTGGAAGGTGTGATACTTGGACGTCCTAAAGGTCGGAAGAGTTCTCCTGATAAATACAAATTGTATGGGAAAAAAGAGTTAGTTAAAGGGCTTCTGGATGAAGGCATATCACAACGTAAAATAGCCAAGATATGCAAAGTTGACCGGAACACTCTTGCCAGATTTTTAAAAAGTAATTTAAGTAATTAGCGTAAAACTAAGTAGTAATGAATATGGAAACAAAATTTAAAGTAGGTGATAGAGTAAGAATTTTAGATTGTCCGATTATGCCTAATATGGTAGGAAAAACGGGCATTATCAGACATAAGCAAGAGGATTTATATCGTGTAGAAGTCGATGGGAAAGTCATACCAGATTATGCTTTGGAAGCTGATTTAGAGTTGATGCCGACTAATCCTTTTGCGGATAGTAACGAGCTTATTGCAAAATTATTAAAGGAAAATGATTTAGAGGTAATGCACTTGGAAATGTATCTCAATACACAAAATGTTGTATGTGTGGAAAAGACAATGTATGATTCAATGTGCAGTAAAGATACTGCTTTAAATGCTTTTCTTGAATGCGAAGGGTACGATGAATTTGAAAGGGCAATTGACGAATAGCAATAATAATGAAGTATATAATAAATCGAGTTGAATTATTTGATGATTCTGATAAGAAGACCATCATTAAAAATCTAAATAAGCCTACGAATGACATAGATATTTCCCGTGAGGAATTTCGTGTAAAGTATGGATGTAAGCGTGTATGTTTCATGTACACGCAAGTTGTAAAATAACTTGTAAAACTGATAGTTATGATAACCTTAAACAAGCTCGCGGTTAAATGCTACAGAACCGCAATAAAGAGAGGCAAGATAGGTAAGCACAGCTCACCCAAAGCCATTATTACGGCAATATCCAAAGAGTGGCGTGAGCTGTGTGAAGCTACCGAGTATCGTAGTAATCATATTCCAAAGTATTCGGAGTGTGAGGAAGAAGCTGCTGATATTATCATTGCTTCGTTGACTTATCTTCAAAGAATTGGCTGCAGGGATATTGAGCAGCTTATTAAAGATAAGATAAACTTCAACGCTCAGCGAGAGGATTAGGGTTGTCGTACTGACTATAGAGATGTTGATTTTGTGTTGTTGAATAAAATAGTTAGTTATGACAGAGATTATTTCCATTGCCCTCTTGGACTTTAACAAGGGGCAGCTTGCCGGGCTTCCAAAGAACCCGCGCTTTTTCCGTGATTATCGCTATGAGGCGATGAAGAAAAGTATTTCTGATTGTCCGGAAATGCTTGAGTTGCGAGAATTGATTGTCTATCCGTATATGGGTAGATACATTGTCGTTTGTGGCAATCTTCGCTTACGGGCCTGCAAGGAGCTCGGCTATACTGAGCTACCTTGTAAGATCCTGGCACCTGATGTTGCTGTTAAGAAGTTGCGCGAATACGCAGCGAAGGACAATATCAGCTTTGGTGAGAATGATACCGATATCCTGCAAAATGAATGGGATAAATCTGAGTTGCAAGATTGGGGTATGGAATTTGAGCCGGAGAAGCCTGTTGAAGAATTTAAAGAGCGTTTCGACTCAATATCAGATGATACGGCCGTTTATCCTCTCATCCCAAAGTATGACGAAAAACATGAGTTATTCATCATCATTTCAAGCAATGAGGTTGATAGTAACTGGCTCCGTGAGAGGCTGGATATGCAGCACATGAAATCGTACAAGACCGGGAAAGTAAGTAAATCCAATGTTGTTGACATTAAAGACGTTCGCCATGTCCTGCAAGATAGTAATACCAAGTCATAAGCGCCATGACCGTGTGTTCGCTAAAAAATTGGTGAACGATCCAATAATCTGTGTTGCTGAGAGCCAGGCAGATTTGTACCGGCAGTTTAATCCGGACTGTGAAATAGTAACCCATCCTGATGATGTGGTCGGGCTTATTCCAAAGCGTAACTGGATGGCAAAGTATTTCAAGGAGTTATTTATGCTTGATGATGATGTCCACGCCTGTAAGGCTATCTATTCAGAAAAGGGCGAGCCTTGCCGGATAAAGGATAAAAACCAGATAACTCATGTGATCCTATCATTGCATGAGATAGCAAAGTTGATGGGTGTTCACTTGTTTGGCTTTACTTCCCGGATATCTCCTGTGATGTATGATGAGACTGGTTTCCTTTCTCTCTCGAAAATGATAACCGGTTGTTCCTATGGTGTTATCTATAATAAAAATACGTGGTGGAACGAGGAAATAAGGCTTAAGGAAGACTTTTGGATAAGCTGCTATATGAAGTATAAGGAGCGCCGGATATTGACGGATCTACGCTATAATTTTGAGCAGAAGAACACGTTTGTGAATGCTGGTGGTTTAGCTTCCATTCGCAATCAGGAAGAAGAGCGTAGATCTATTCTTTTCATCAAAAAGAATTTTGGTGATAGTATCTTGTTGAAGAGTGCTACCAATAACGGAAAGGATAAGACAAAGCAGCTTGTAGAGTATAATATTTCCTGCAAATTCAAATTCTAACAGTCTGTAAAAAAGGCGTTTAAATGGCGTTCATTCTGATTGCTATTTTCGTCAATTATGATTAATTTTACTGATGTAATAAACTAAAAGTCAAATAATTAAATTGAAATTATGATTATTAGAACAGTTGGAGGATATGATTTCTATGAGGTGAGTTCTGCCATGCAAAAAGCTATCAGGCGAGCTGATACCGGTGTTGCCGGCTTTTTTGCCTTGGAGCTATGGGCGAGTGGGTATAGGGATTATGTTTGGAAGAGATTATTCACCATCAGCGCTGAGGATTGCTTCGGCATCATAACCAAAGAGATTGAGGCTTTATGGCAGGGGCATGAGCTCGTCAATAAAAAAACTCCTCAGCCGAAAGGACGCATCTTTGTCAGTAAAGCTGTGATTATCCTCTGTGAGTGTAGGAAATGCCGGGATGCAGATCATCTGCAAAACTTCATTTACGACAGGAGAGATGTTGATATTGAAAAGTGGATTGAAGACGTGAGGCGGTATCCTATTTCTATTCCTGCCTATACCTACGATGTACATACAAGGGTAGGGAAGAAGCAAGGCCGGACAAAGGCAGAGTTCTTCCAACAGGAATTTGACGCTTTAATTCCCCGGGAGCCTGGATTATTTGATGATCTTCCGTCAAAGAAATAGTTGCAAGCCCACAGTGTAATAGCTGTGGGCTTTCTATATAAGTCAAACCAATAAACCAAAGATTTATGAACAGAAAAGAAAGACAAGAGGCGAGAGCCGACAGGTACAGAGAACTTGCAGAAAAAGCTAACAAACAATCAAACGAGGCTTCTCAGCTAAGCCGCAGCATGGTAGAACACATTCCCTTGGGGCAACCTATACTCGTGGGCCATCATTCAGAAAGGGCACATCGTAGTTTATTAGATCGCTCCTGGAACACTTTGGGGAAATCTGTTAAACTTAGCGAGAAAGCTGAGTATTTTAAACAGAAAGCCGCATCGGCAGAAAACAATGATGCGATCTATCTTGGTGATGATGATGCTGTAGAACGTTTGGAGGCGAAATTAGCAGATCTGGAAAAAAAGCAGGAAATGATGAAAGAAACCAATAAGATCATCCGGTCAAAGAAGTTATCTGAAATTGAAAAGCATGATAGGTTAATTGAATTGGGGTGCTCTGAAGATGTTGTTAGGGAAGTCTTTACTCCTAATTACATGGGAAAAATTGGTTTTCCAAGCTATTCCATTACCAACAATGGAGCCAATATCCGCAGAGTTAAAGGCCAGTTGGAGAAAGCCAAGCAGATGAAAGTTACTGAGGATAAAGAGTATAAGATAGGCAACGTTCGTGTCGTTGAAAGCTATCAAGAAAATCGACTGCAATTATTCTTTCCTGGAAAGCCTGATGAGAATGTCAGAACTGAACTAAAACACAACGGTTTTAGATGGTCACGCTTTAACGGTTGTTGGCAGTCTTATCTCAAACGCTGGCAAATAGACCGGGCGAAAGAAATTATAGGAGGTTGATCTATGAATGTTATTCAGTCTGTGCCCCGTCAGGACTGCAAGGTATTTGCGAAATGTGGAGTAAAATCCCTTTCGCATTGACGCAGGTATCGAGGAAATGAATAAGAGTGCAAGAAATGTACTCTTATTCATTCAAATCTCAGAATCGTAAGTTTGGTGAAAATGGCAGGGAGATAAAGAAATGTATCCTTTACAGGTATTATTTCTATCAGTACAATTTTTATCATACAGTTGAAACTAATTTGTATTTTTATTATTAGCAGATCTAAGAACTTCGTTGATAATTTCAAGATAATACTCTTGTTCTTTAATGCTGGAATCTATTTTATTGATGATTGTTTTTCTGTTTTCATCCCATAAGTTTTCAATGACAGTGTCGAATTTATTGTACATTTCACTAATATGAATACTATTCACCATATCCTTTAAATAAATGTAACGCTCTGCATTGCTTGGATGATTTTTAGGTTTTTTCATCATATTATGATTTTCAAATAGACTAAACAAGTAAAATAAACCTCGCGGCGCATATATAAGATCTATAGAATATTTTTTTGTTTTGTATAACAAAGAGAGTACGATAATAGCAAATGCATCAGCTGCTATTTCTTCATCTGATAGAATTTTTGCAATCATGTTTGAATCAAAATAGTCTTGAAAAGGAATAGAATCTCTTCCCATATCATGAATGATAATATGTCCTAATTCATGAGCAACAATGAATACCTCCATTCCATGTAATAAGTCACCATACTCAGTTAAAACAGAAATAAGAGAAAACCCTTTTGTGAAATTTCCACTTAATAAAGCTATACATGTTTTTACAAACTCTCTTTTTTTTGATGCTCGAATAATTTTCCCCATGTGCAGTTCATTATTAACCTCACAAAAATAAACATGAATGCATCGTGCTAGAATATGGCAATGAAAACAAACTCCTGCATTAATTGAGATGTAGTTGTCACCAAAAAAAGGAACAGACTCAGCATTGAATGTATTAAAACCACTTATTTCATTTATTTCTTGTATATTGGGATTTAGATTTATTGTTTTAATAGCATCAAGTATATCATTCAAGACGTTTTTTAAGATTTTCTGGTAGTTTGCATTTGGATCTTTTTGAAATATAAAATCTTTATTTTTCATTTGGTAGTATGTGAAAGCTATAAAATTGCAGAGACTTCTCGTGGGTACTAGCTTATATAATTTAAGGATAAACTTAGAACGTTTACAAAAACGAATATTGAAGTCTTGTTCAAATCCAATTTGCCAATCCCGTCTTATTTTCTCATTATCACTTTCAGTATACATATAATTCGATATAATAATTATATAAATCATCTACTATTGTTCGCAAAGTTATGCAAATTTACTGTCTTTTAAAACTGTTTCTACAAGGAATTATTCAAAAACTGAAAATATCTTTGATTTTATTTTTACACAAACCAAGGTGTTGTGATGAGAAGCATTTAATAATGTTATGTGAGTGGAATTGAATTTAAAATAGTGAAGTGACTGTGTCATGAATGTATACCTATAAATAGGTGCTATTTATGTTTAAATATATATATGCTTTAGTAATGTATGTTGTTAGTAGGAAAGTTTTGGTAGAAAAGTAATAATCAAATAGATAGCTAATATATGATATAAGCGTTTGAGATAATATATTATACGCTTTATTTTAACCATAATTCGATGAAAATGAAGATGATTGTAACCGGCAGTGCAGGCTTTATAGGTAAAGCGCTCTGCCAAGAATTAAGAAAACGTGCTGTTGAAGTAATCGAGATTGACCGTGTGACCGGGCAAGAGGCGTCCACCATCGGCGAATACCTGAAAGATGGAGATGTGGCTTGTGTTTTCCACTTGGCAGCGCAAACCAGTGTATTCAATGATGATTTGGTGCAGATCCGGAAAGATAACATTGATACTTTTATGATAGTCGCTGATGAATGTGAGCGATATCATGTGAAACTTGTATATGCAAGCTCTTCGACAGCTAACCTTTGCAACATCACTTCGATGTACGGAATAAGTAAGCATTTTGATGAGCAATACGCATCTATCTACTGTAAGAATGCAACTGGTGTTCGGCTTCATAATGTGTATGGTCCGAACCCTCGTAATAGAACTCTTCTCTGGTACCTGTTGAATCGGGATAAAGTGGAGCTGTACAATTACGGCCAGAACATCCGTTGCTTTACTTACATAGATGATGTGATTGAAGGGTTTATCTATGCCGTTGGCTGCCATAAGCCTTTGATTAACATAGCAAATGTCGAACCGGTTACGGTACTGCATTTTGCCAATCTGGTAAACTACTACAAAAGCGTTGATATAGAGCTTGTTGGAGAAAAACGTGAATTTGACAATTTGGAGCAACAGGTGAATCAGGGTATCTATTTAGTACCTTTGTCCTATATGCCAGTTGAGAGAGGCATAGAAAAGGTATTCGCCAGGCGGAGAAAGGAAGATCCTCAAAAAAATGCGGAGGCGGAGAAATAGAAAGTTCTGTAAATGAAAAGCCTTTCATAATTATTCCTACAGGTTGAGTAGCTTTGATTAGTTCTCTCTCTGTAGGAATTTATAATATGTGTTGCTATGAGTGAAGAGAAAGCATTAACATTGAAACAAGAGAAGTTCTGTCATTATTACGTTGACACAGACGGTAATGCAAGTGAAGCGTATCGTATGGCTTATGATGCTGCAAAGATGAAAGCTGAGAGTATTTGGGTGACTGCGTGCAGGTTACTCAAAGAACCTAAGGTCGCTCTAAGGATAAAGGAGATAAAAGAGAAAAGGGCAAAAGAGTCTGAGGTGAAGCGTGAAGCTGTAGAAAAAGTGCTCATGGATATTATCATTGCAGATCCCAGTGACTTATACATCGTAGATGAGAAGACAGGTAAGGTTATGATGAAAAGCCCCTCTCAATTACCTAAGCGCCTCCGGAATGCTTTAAAAAAGATTCAGAACTCTAAAGGGAAGGTTTCTTATGAGTTCAATGGTAAGACTGAGGCGGCCCGGTTACTTGGTGCCTGGAACGGATGGGACGCGCCTACTAAGATAGACCTTACTAACAGTGGAGGAAAAACCGGTGAGCTCCGCATTGGATTCGATGATGATAGCGTATCGGAAGTATAGGACAATAAAATAAGCGATTTCGGGTGTTTGTTCGCCTGTGATGTCCGACTTATAGAACAATATAGAATGATCGTAAATTATAAAAAACTCAATCCTAACGGCTTTTATCTGCTGAAATATCTACAAGATATACTCATCAGGTTTATTATCTTATATGGCGGTTCTTCGTCTGGAAAGTCCTATAGTGTTGCTCAGACAATACTCATACAGACTTTACAGGATAGAGAGAATACTTTGGTCATGCGTAAGGTTGGAGCTTCTATACAGAAAACCATATATGAGGACTATAAGGTAGCGGCTAAAGGATTGGGAATAGATCATCTTTTTAGGTTCCAGCAAAATACAATTAAGTGTTTGTACAATGGTGCAAAGATTGATTTCTCCGGTCTTGATGATCCGGAGAAGATAAAGGGTATATCTAACTACAAGCGAGTGCACCTCGAAGAATTGTCCGAATTTGATGAGCCGGATTTAAAACAGATACGTAAGCGTCTGCGTGGAAAAGTCGGCCAACAAATTATCTGCACTTTCAACCCTGTTAGTGAAACGTGTTGGATAAAGAAGAAGCTGTTTGACACAGAAAAGTGGCATGATGTCCCTATGACTGTGGAAATTGCCGGGAAAGCATTGCCGGAGGAATTGACAAAAGTAAAATCCATCCGGATGAACTCAACGAAGTCGATTTTGAATCCGAGGACCAGGCAGATAGAAGAACATGCTCCGGACATGGTGGTTATCCAATCCACCTACCTGAATAATTTCTGGGTTGTTGGCAGTCCGGACGGGACTTATGGCTATTATGATGAACAATGTATTGCCGATTTTGAGAAAGATCGTTTGAACGATCCGGATTACTACAACATTTACGCGCTCGGAGAATGGGGTGTCATTCGTACCGGGAGCGAATTCTTTGGATCGTTCAATAGAGGCAAACATTCAGGTGAGCGTCTGTATCGCCAAGACCTGCCTATTCATATATCAGTCGATAACAATGTACTTCCATACATCAGCGTTTCATACTGGCAGGTTGATCTATCTGCCGGTATTAAGATTTGGCAGTTCCATGAGACGTGTGCCGAAAGTCCGAATAACACAGTTAAGAAGTCCTCTAAGCTCGTTGGCAAATACTTGAAAGATATCGGCTACTGTGATAAGGTCTACCTGCATGGGGATGCTTCGACGAAATATGCCAATAGTATTGACGACGAGAAACGTTCCTGGATGGACTTATTCATAGACACTTTGCAGAAAGAAGGTTTCGAGATTGAGGATAAGGTCGGTAACAAGAATCCAAGTGTAGCGATGACTGGTGAGTTTATCAATGCTATCTTTGATGAAATTGTGCCGGGTATCGAGATAGGCATTGATGAGAGTTGTACCGTTTCTATTGAAGATTACATGAGTGTGCAGAAAGACGCTAACGGTGCCATCCTTAAAACAAAGGTCAAGAATAAGATTACCATGCAGACTTACGAAGAACACGGGCATCTTTCTGATACTTTTCGTTATGTGGTGGCTGACTTATGCCATGAGGAGTACACAGCTTTCAGCAACCGGCGAAAGAGAAATCTCTACGGTAACAAGGGTGCATTTTCATACTACAATCCTGACACTGAATATGAATATAGTAATAAGATTGTCTACGTTGTGCCCAATGTGAACGGGCGCTTCTTACTTGTTCAGGCGTTCAGGTGTGGTGAGAAATGGCATTTGGTAGATATTGCCTACCGGCAAACTGCCTCAATGGAGGAAATTAAATCTTCAATAAAGAAGCATGAAGCAAGCCTTTATATTGTTGAATGCTCCAATGTCTATTTCCCTATGGTTAGAGAACTCCGGTGTTCACTTCCAGAAGTGAAAGTCGCTAAAGAATATCCTGATGTAGATAAGCGTATAGCTGCTACATCAGATTTCATTAAAGAATACTTTTTGCTTTCTGAGAAGAAACTGGAAGATTCAGATGAGTATGGTAGTTTCTTGGCCAGTCTGTTAGATTACAATATTGATAGTGAAAATAAAGAGGCTAACATTACTTTAAGTGGCTTAGCTTATTACATCATAAAATACTGTTCATAAAAGTGCCCCTTGTAAATGGTTGATATATAACTGTCTATGCTGATTTTGTACTAAATGGTATATGTCAAGATATTTGTATTTCAAAAAATCGGATATCCTTCTGCATATATTTGTTTCAAAAGAAAATCGGATGAGTTGGAGCCTTTTTAAAAAGAAGTCTGAAAATGATTTGAAAGAACCTGCCGAAGAAAAGAAAGTTGTCAATTCGGAATATGATTCAGGTTCTGTAGATTTTATCGTTGAAGAGTTATTTGCTAACCCTTGTGTGTGTAGTCAAAACTATCTTCAATTGTTTGCTTCTATTCCAGAAGTATTTTTCCCTATTGACTATATCGCATCTCGAATTGCCGGTGCTGTATTCAATTTGAAAAAGGTGAAAGATGATAGTATTGTCTGGGACAACCAAAAGGTCAATCAAATTTTGAATAAGCCAAATTGCTTGTTTAGTTGGAAGGAAACTGTCTATTCTCATTTCGTATATAGGCTTTGTACCGGTGATAGTTTTATACGTGCTGCTGTTCCTGAATCATTGATGAGTGCCAAGGAGTTATGGAAATGGTGCTCAAACTATTGGGTATTACCTGCTGATAAAGTCGAAATTATGCCTGTACGTAATTTTATTCCTTTATTTGGTATAGCTGAAACCGAAGATATTATAGACTGCTATCACATGAATTTTGGTTTTAGCTCAGGTTTAAGAATGAACCCTGCTCAAATTCTGCATGATCGTGAAGGGATTCCTTCACTGTATCCGGGCATAAGTTTTCTGCGCGGTACCAGCCGCTTGAAATCTCAGTCAAAACCGATCAGTAATTTAATAGCTGTCTATGAAGCAAGAAACGTGATTTATGTGAAACGTGGAGGGCTTGGTTGGTTAGTTTCTGCAAAAAAAGACGAGACAGGAACCATTGCAATGACGCCAGATGAGAAGAAGGAACTCTTACAAGAACATAATAAAACATACGGGATAGGAAGAAGTCAGTTTCCTTATGGCTTTTCTAATATTCCGTTAGATTTTCTCCGGACAAATCTTTCAATTCAGGAGTTACAGCCATTTGAGGAAACCCTTGCGGATGCTATTAATATATCCGGGGCATTTGGTATCCCTGCTGAACTCGTACCTCGTAAAGACCAGTCTACTTTTAACAATCAAAAGACAGTTGAAAAAAGCGTGTATAGTTCTGTAATTATACCCATGGCTACCGGATTCTGCAAGGATATTACGGAGTTTCTGGGGCTTGAAGCTGACGGACTTTATATAGACTGTGACTTTAGTCATGTTGACTGTCTGCAGGAAGGTAAGAAAGAGGCCGAAGATGTCAAAACCAGTATTTCAGGAAGATGTAGAGTCGAATTTCTTTCCGGTATTATCTGCCTGAACGATTGGAGAGCACAAATTGGAGAAAGTAAGGTTGAAATCCCGCTATATAGTAAACTGATATTCGAGATGTCGCCTGACGAGATAGAGAAAGTAAAAACGATGTTGAACTTAACAACAAAAAGTGTAGATGGAGAATTACAAAAACCTTCTGTGCAAAACGAAGGCAAATGATGTTGATGAAAAAGGTGTTGTTACAGTAGCTGTTAACGGCATTGGTGTTAAGGATTCACAGGATGATATTTCAATGCCTGGTTCTTTCAATAAAACGTTGAAAGAGAATTTTAATCGTATGCGTTGGTTCTTAAACCATAGAACTGATCAACTCTTAGGTGTTCCTCTTTCTGGTGAAGAAAAGGAAAATAATCTTGTGATGGTCGGGCAGATTAATCTCAAAAAACAGATGGGGCGCGACACTTTGGAAGATTACAAACTGTATGCTGAGAATGGTCGAACTCTTGAACATTCTATTGGTGTCAAAGCGATAAAGCGCGATGAGGCAGATCGAAGAAAAGTAAAGGAATGGTTCATGGGAGAATATTCGACTTTGACCGCATGGGGGAGCAATCCTCAAACGTTTCTGGTTGATATTAAGTCTGCCACGAACGAGCAGGTAAAAGATGCTATAGAGTTTATACGGAAGTCCTTCCATTTCAGGTATTCTGACGAACGTTTAAATGCTTATGATATGCAGCTGAATTTAATGCTAAAAGCACTTAGTGGTGCTCCTATAGTGACTTGTCCACATTGTGGCTATGAGTTTAACTATGATGATGTTCCAGAAGTAACTTATTCTCAGCAAGTGTTAGAACTTGCTGCACAATATCACCGGTGGATTACGGAGGATATTGTACGTGAGGAAATGAATAAGCTTACCCCGCAAATCAGGGAACAGGTTATTGCCATTCTTGACACACAGAAAATGCTGGATGTTAAGTCTATGGATAATATCTCGAATTATGTACGTTGCCCTCATTGCTGGGCAAGAGTCTATAAAAGTAATGCAGTTATCAAAGATGAGTCAACAGATACTTCACCTAAAGGTAGCAATGAGCCGTCGAATGACACTCAGACCCTGCCAACAGGAGCCAATGAAGTAGCTATTGATACAGAGAAAGCCGCTGATACCAGCACTTTCTTCCATACTCTGAATGATTGCTTTGTCGAACAATAAATTGAAAAAAATTATGTCTTTAAAGAAATTTACTGTATCAGATTTTAATCTGAAAACTGACCATCTGCCGACTGAGCAGAAGTCGTTCATGGAAAACATTGCTGGTATGATGTGTGATGTCATGAATAAGTCTCTCGAAGGAATGCTTGCTCCCAATGAAGTGACTGAGAAGTTCACTGAAATCAACAACCTGCTGAAAGCTTACGACGGTGAAAAGTTTACCCAGCTTATCAAAGATAATGAAACACTTGTTGAGCAGGTCAAGAATCTGGGTGAAAGTATTGAGAAAATGAAACAGAAAGGCTTATCAATGGAGACTATCAACAAATTCGATGAAAAATTGAATGAGATGTTAGACTCTGAGAAATTTGCAGATTTTGTTTCCGGCAAGACGCGTAAGTCCGGTTCATTTGATGGCTTCTCTTTGAAAGATGTTGTCTCTATGACCGACAACTATACCGGCGAATTGTTGATTACCCAACAGCAAAAGCGTGTAGTTAGCCAGGTCTCAAATAAACCGTTGCATATGCGCGACGTGCTTACTACTTTGCAAGGTGACCCGGCATTCCCTCAGTTGGCTTATGCCCAGGTGTATGATTTTGACCGTAATGCACGGTATGTTACTGAGAATGGTAGATTGCCTGAATCGAGCATTAAGGTGAAGGAACAACAGACTGGAACCAAACGCCTTGGTACACATATTCGCATTTCCAAGCGTATGCTCAAGAGCCGTGTCTATATTCGTTCTTATATCCTTAATATGCTTCCTGAAGCTGTATGGATGGCTGAAGACTGGAATATTCTGTTCGGTGACGGCAACGGTGAGAATCTGCTTGGTATTACTAACCATATCGGCGTTACTTCAGTTGAGGACATTATCAGTAGCGCGATTGTAACTGGGAGTGCCGGTTCGGTTAAAGCTGTCGCAGGGCAAAATGACAACAAAGATATCATCATTGAGTTTGCCAATCCTCAGGACCTGATTATTGATGGTATGACAATCACTTTTGCCCATGCAGCAGTGAATACCGATCTTAGTACTGCACACCCTATCGTAAAGATAAACGACCGTCAAATTCTCATTGAGGGTGTCGCATATAAAGGTGCAGAGACTGCTCTTGCTGAAATGACATTTACCGTTAATAATGCTGCGTTCAAAAACATCGAAGAGCCGAACTCAGAAGATGTAGTGAAGACTGCTTTCGCTGTAATGACGTACGCTCAGTATTATCCGAACGCCATAGTTTTGAATCCGATTACAGTGAATGCTATCGAATCTGAAAAAGATACTACCGGGCGAAACTTGGGTATTGTTTCAATGCGGAACGGTATGAAATGCATAGCTGGACGTCCTGTTATTGAATATCAGGGTATCATGCCTGGAAAATATTTGCTTGGAGATTTTAATCAGGCTTCCAACTTGGTTGATTATTCTTCATTGACTCTTGAGTGGGCCGAAGATGTTGACACCAAATTATGTAACGAAGTTGTCTTGATTGCTCAGGAAGAGGTTATATTCCCTGTTTATATGCCTTGGGCTTATGCTTATGGTAATCTTTCCTCTTTGAAAGCTGCAATCACCAAAGCAAAACCGTAAGATATGAAGTACATTCTTGATGGAAACGAAAAGGATGTTACCAATGTGATTAAAGAACAACGCATTCGTATAGGTAGGGGATTGATTTCATTCACCCCTATCTCTGAGTGTGGGCTTATCACTGAGGAAGATGCCCGTAAAGCTATGGATGAGAAGTTAGCAGAACTGGCTGCATCCGTTGAAGAGAATCAAAGCCTGAAATTGCAAATAGCAGACTTTGAGTTGAACATTAAAGAGAAGGATGCTCTCATTGCTTCTCTTACTACTGAACGTGATAAGTTACAGGCAGGTACAACCGAGTGTGAGGTAATGAAGGATAATAAAGAATTGTCTGTAAGCGACTCTAAGAATCTTACTACTGAAGACTCTAAAAGCTCGGTAACGTCTGATGATAAGACTGTCAATGTAGAAGAGAAGAAAAGAGGGCGTCCAGTTACCCGTAAAACTGAATAACTATGTTGATTGATGTTTCATATTTCCTCTCCGGCCCGCGGCATATTGCTAATGCGACATTGGCAGAACTTCCCTCGCAAGACTCCATTGCCGTGAATGATATGATAGTGGCGTACATAAAGGAGTACCAGCCGCAATTTCTTTCCAGTATGTTAGGAAGTAAACTTTCTCGTGAAGTTACTGATTACCTGGAACTGATTGAGCAGGAGGAAGAGGAAACCGAGGAAGATAAGAATGAAGAAACTGTCTCAGAATCTAAATATGAGTCATTATGCAAACGCATACGTGATTCATATGCAAACTATGTATTCTTTCACATTCTCCGAGATGCTAATACACAGGCAACCATCAAAGGGCTTGTACGCCTGAAGAGTGACAATGTCTATGTCTCGCCTTTCCAAAGGCAAGTTAGCACTTGGAACGATATGGTAAAGAAGAATAGAGAGTTCGTGAGGTGGGCATCTTCTAAAGATTGTCCTTTTACGGTAAGCATCGACAACAATTTATTAACCCCTATCAATGCTTTCAATTTATGACAGATACCGATATCATAGACATATTCGCTGATGTGGTAAAGAAGATCCCGGAAGAACTTGAAGTTATCTATACTGATAGTAAAGGTGCTAAGAAGGTTATTAAGAATCTACCGATCAACTTTGTATTTGGAAGTGGCCAGTATGTTAAGGACATGCTGGACACAACCACAAAGTCAGATAATACTTCACCTTCAAAGTTTCCATTAATAGCCTTGTTCTGCCCGATTACTGAGGAAAGGAATAGCATAGATTACTTCGCAAAAGCAAAGGTGTCGTTGATAATAGCTTGTTCCTCCAACAATGAGTGGAGTAATGAGAAACGGCATGAAACGTCATTCAAGAATATTCTTCGTCCGATTTATAACCGGTTGATTGAAGTTCTGTTAGAAGATGATAGGTTTGATTGGGGTTATGGAAAAGTGAATCATGGTTATTCAGAAAACTATTCTTATGGTAGATATGGAGCTTACACGGAAAAAGGCGATGCAGTAAGTGAACCTATAGACGCCATAAATATAAAAAGTATGGAAATTACTATTAATAATCCAATTTGTAGATAAAATGAGAAAGATTAGAACCTGTGAGAGTGCGTTGTTTAATACTGGCGGCTCTACATGTCAGATTGATTGGGGCAGAGTAAAGGGCTGTATCATTGTTGAGAAAGGTCAGAAATTACCTGCTGAACTAACAAAAGATGCACTTGAAGAACTGTGTCATGCAGACCGTCCGGGTAGAGTGTATCCGATTCCTTCATTTGTAGAATATGCGAAGAATGGCGGTGAACCCCAGGTGAACGCTGTCGGCTACGGGCCAAGTCAATACAATGGGATGAGTGCAGAAACGGAAACATTCACTTTGCCAAAGTTTGACGAAACGCTTAATGCTAAACTGCTGCAATCTGCTACAAAGGAGTGGGATGTCTATTTCTATGATGATAAATTCTTGTATGGGTATAATGATGGCACAGACGTGCTTGCAGGTATGCCGATGTCAACGATTTATCCTACTGTAACTCCCTTCTCTACAAGCTCTTCAAAATCAACTATGACAGTCAGCTTCTGCCATACTGATATTGAGGATCTGTTGATGAACGTTGATTTCATCAAACTTGATTTTAATATTAAGAACGGACTCAAAGGCCTTACAGAAGTAGAACTTATCAGTAAGGAATCGAACAAGTACAAGTTGATTGAGAAAATCGGAGGGTATGACCTTACACCTTTGCACGGTGGAGCCATAGCTAAAGCCGCTGCCGAAGTTTTGAACGGTGCTACATCGGCTACTTATGCAGATGGAATTCTTACGGTGGTGCCTGCTGGTGGCGGAGATACTGTCTCCCTTAAAGCTCCTTCAGTATTGTATGAGAATGGTATTAAATACATCGAGGGGGTATCAGCATGATCATTGAAGGTGTGACCTTTATTGAGCCGGCAGTAAAGGCAATGAAGAAGTCCGACTTCATTGATAAGCATATGCCGGTTATTTGGCAAGACCGCCCGGAGGATGATCGTAATAAAATGCTTTCTGATACTTACGATCTGATTAAGAAAGGAAAGGTTAAGGCTAAAGAGGTAAAAGAGTGATAAACGAGGGGGATGAGGGATTGATTTCACATCCCCCTTTTTCTTTAAAGGTATGGCCAGTATAGATGAAGTATATGAAGTGATCCATAAGATTAATACCGGTATCAAAAGAGAATGTCTTGCGTGCATGGAGGATAACAGTAATGTTATCGAGTCTTTGGTACGTGAACAGCTTTACAGTGGTATGAATGGAAAGGATAGGTTGCTTAGTCCGGATTATGATAATGATCCGTACTTTAATGAGCCTGGACCTTGGTTTCATCGGGCAAAGAGCTACAAGAAGTGGAAGAATGAAATTACCCCACCGATTGAGTCAGAAGTTCTATTCCTGCCACCGCGTCCGGTAGAAGTTCCCAACTTGTACATTACAGGTAAGTTCCATGATAGCATACAAGCGCGGTTATCCGGTGAAGTCATGGAGATAAAGACTATTGGTTTCAATGAGGGCCCGGACATTGAAAAGAAGTACGGTAGTGAAATCTTAGAGCTTGGTGATACCGCAAAGAAATACTTCTCTGAGCGTATTCTTCGCCCCTGGCTGGAAAAATTCATAGCTAATAGCGGTTACAGATGAGTTGCGGTTGTGATAACAAAAAGGTTATGTGCGAGTATGCCCATGTGAGTGAGCTTGCACGAAAGGCTGCCATATTGGAACAGTGCATCTATGCAGTGTATAAAAGACGGGATGGTACGTATGGCTTCGATAAGGCAGATAGTGAGATAGATGGTGAAATTGTTGAATTTAGACATTATTTGTGATGGGAGAATTTGGAATAAGTGGTTTAATAAAGGCTGGTGAACTTGAAGCACTTGATCAGTGCGATGTAAAGTTGATCAAGATAAAGAATACCTATGTCGATGTGGCAAAAGAGCTTGCCAAAGGCATTAAAATGGAGATAGAAACTCCTAAAGAGCTTGACAAGTTATTTGCATTGTATTCTGCTCAGGTAGCGACTGCAGAGAAAACGAACACTGAATTTAATGTGACTCTTGATAAACAAAAGAAAGTGCTTCAGGAGGTCGCAGATAATTTGCAAAAGCAAGCATCAGCAAGTGATTTATCAGCCAAAGATATGAAGCAACTTGCTGATGCCAATGCAAAGAATGCCGCTGCACTGGAAAAGGTAGCAAAAGCGGAGTTGGCCGCTACAAAGGCGCAGAACTCTGGTAATAGCACAAGAAGAAATGCCAATATAAGCGAGGAGGAAAGGCTTCGTATAATTAAGGATGCCATTACTCTTACTAATCGGGAGGTGCACAGTATTATAGAGGCTGAGACAGCCAATAAACAATTAAGGCAGGCTGTTAAACTTCTACGAGATACAGATGCAGACTACATCACCATATTGGCACGGCTTAATTCTACGATCGATACCAATTCCAATTATTCCAAGAAGAACTCTGATGCACAAACACGGCAGAAATTAACTGTTGGTGCATATCGTGAAGAGGTGAAACTTGCAATTCTTGAAATTAATAAAGGCAATAATACCTTGCGAAATTTTGGAACCATTGCAGGTAATACTGGCAAAATACTAAATACTCAGCTTGCTCCTGGATTTGCCCAAATAGGAGTTGGTATGAAAACTCTTATTTCTGGCTATGTTGGTGCTCAAGCCGTAATTAGTGGGATTGTCAAGCTGTTTACACTGCTTAGAGAAGGTGCAGGTGATATCGTTAAATTTGAGTTTGCCAACAGTAATCTTGCTGCTATTTTAGGTACGACTTCTGATAAAATAAAAGATTTAACTGCGGATGCGCAACGATTGGGTGCAACAACTAAATATACAGCATCTCAGGCAACAGAACTACAGATAGAACTTGCCAAATTGGGATTTACAAAAAAAGAAATTCTTGATTCGACAAGTGCTATATTGAGATTTGCACAAGCTACTGGTGCCGAATTGTCCGAAGCCGCCGCTTTATCAGGCGCAGCATTGAGAATGTTCAATGCCGATACAAAAGATACAGAACAATATGTTTCGGCAATGGCTATTGCTACTTCCAAAAGTGCATTATCGTTCTCTTATCTGGCTACTGCATTACCGATAGTAGGGCCGGTTGCAAAGGCTTTCAACTTCACAATAGAGGATACTTTAGCTTTGCTTGGTAAATTGGCTGATGCTGGGTTCGATGCTTCAAGTTCTGCTACTGCAACAAGGAATATCCTTCTCAACCTTGCTGATGGTTCAGGAAAGCTTGCGAAAGCTCTTGGAAAGCCTGTTAAAACATTACCTGAGCTTGTTAATGGTCTTCAGTCGTTAAAAGATAAAGGCGTCGATCTGAATACTACTCTTGAACTTACAGATAAACGTAGTGTTGCTGCTTTCAACGCTTTCCTTACGGCTGCTGATAAGATTGTTCCTTTAAGGAATCAAATTACCGGTGTTGAAAGTGAGCTGGCTGACATGGCCAACACTATGGGGGATAATGTGCAAGGAGCCATTGCTAATTTATCATCTGCTTGGGAGGCGTTTATGCTATCATTCTCTAATACAACTGGACCGGCAAAAGAATTTTTAAATTGGATGGCTGATAAAATTAGAAGTATAGCCAATGATTTAAAAACACCTGAGGAAAAGATTGGGCAGATCGAAACTGATTTTAGGGAAATGGCAAAGAAAAGAGCTAATGCTAAGATCCTGGATGAAGAAAAAGAGTTTAATGCTGAATATAAAAGGCTACGTGATGCTGGTGATACAGATGAAGAGGCCCGCACCAAGGCTCTTATACAATTAAGTAATAAGAGAATTGAAATTACCGCTTCTGAGCGTGCTGAAGTTGAGAAACTTAAAAAGGGAGCACAATACTCTACCTTTGAATTTGAAAATATGTCTAAATTCAAAAATGCGGCTGCCCTAATGTTTGGTGTTTATACGAAAGAGGCCGAAAAAGCAGATAAAGCCCAATTGAATTTTTCAAAGTCGTTCTTCTCATTGGTTGAAAGTGAAGAGTATAATGCAGGAATTGATAAAATCATTGATAAGTATAGCAAAGTTACTGTAGATGATGATGCAAATAATACTAAAACACTTACTGATAAGGAAAAACGTGAATTAGAGAAAGCTGCTGCTGAGAAACTGAAGATTCAAGAAACCTATCAAGCTTCTGTACTGGCTCTAATGAATGAGGGCTTAGATAAGGAACTGAAAAAAATAGGCATTGATTATTCAAAGAAGATTGCCGCAGTTAAAGGATATAGTAAAGAAGAAATTGCTACTCGGGAGAACCTGGCTAAAGAGATGCAAAATGCTATTCAGCGTTTCTCCATCCAGTATAACGCCAACCGTGAAAAGCAAGACATTGCCAATTCTCTTGAAGTAGTTCAGAAGGGCTCAAAGGAAGAACTTGCATTGAAGCTCCGGCAACTGGATTTACAGCGTGAAGCTGAGATTGATGCGGCAGAAAAGACAGGTGAGGATGTGTTTGCCATCGATCAAAAATATAGCAATAAGAAGCAACTGATACTTGAAGAGAATGCCGCTTATCAGATACAGTTTATTGCAGAGAATGCGGCAGCCGAACAAATCATTCGTGACCAGACCTATCAAGCTGACATGCTCTCTTTGAAAAAACAACTTGCAGAAAAGAAAATTACTCAGAGGGAATATGCCGAGCAGGAATACCAACTTACATTAGATTATGTCCGGAAGTCGAACGAAGCTGCCATTGATGCCCTGGAATTGGAACTTAAAACAGATAACCTTAGTTCTGATGATAGGGCAAAGATTGCTGAAGAGCTCCAAAAGTTGAAAGCTGAGCTTGCTCAGAAAGAGGCTGAGGCTGAGATTGCCGCTATTGAGAAAGTAACTAAGGCTGACGAAAAATCTCATAAAGATAGAATGCGTAGCCTGCAAGATTGGTTGCAGACTGCTCAACAGGCAATAGGAAGTATTGGAGATCTCATTGCAACTGTTTACGATGGCCAGATAACCAAGATTGAAGATGAGCAGGACGCTAACAATGATGCCTACGATCAGGATATTGAGAGAATTGAGAAAAAAGTCGAGTATGGTCTTCTCACAGAGGAAGAGGCTGAGGTTAAGAAGCGTGCTGCTAAAGAAAAAACGGAGGCAAAGAACCGTGAATTGGAGAAGAAAAAACAAGAGTTGGCCCGGAAACAAGCTATCTGGGATAAGGCTACCAGTATTGCGCAAGCCGGTATCGCCACAGCGTTAGCGATTACTAAATCGCTACCTAATTTTGTGTTAGCTGCCATTGTCGGAGCAATGGGAGCTATTCAAGTTGCCACTATTGCCGCTACCCCTATACCATCATACGCAGAGGGTACGAAAGACGGTGCTCATCCTGGGGGAAAAGCTCTCGTAGGTGATGCCGGCAAACGTGAAGTTGTAATGTATAAGGGGATGGCATGGATTACTCCTGATACCCCTATGCTTGTAGATCTTCCGAAAGGTGCTCAGGTCTTTCCTGATGTCGATGATTTCGGTTCCCTTGACTGGCAGAATAATAGTTTTGCTCCGATGTTCTCTTTCCTTCGTAACAGTGAAAAGGGTGGGGCTGGCACTACTGTTTATAACGACTATTCCGGTCTTGAACGCCGGATGGATATGACGAACAACCTGTTGGTACAGTCTATCAAACAACGTAGGAGAGAGGCTTATAAAAGAGAATTTGACTTATACATATTGAGAAATTCATGAAAACAAGATTGAATGAAATATCATTAGCGCAGTTTATAGAACTGCTGTGTGGCAATTACTGTTTGCTATTAGATGATGGTGATCAAGTTAACAAAGAAGAGCTTGAAAGATGCGCTCATTCTCTTATCGCATCATATCGCTTTATTGCCGATAAATCAGGAATGAGAGCTTTTATTGCGAAAAAAGAAGAAGCGATAAAATGTAAAATGAAAGTCTTCTTTCTCCGGATATGTACCACTCTTGTTATGCAACAGGCGTATGAGGATATACGTTCCTTACTTGCCATGATTGATGAGGATGTTTCCGGTGTGAGCGATGACAACCTCAAAGATAGAGTTGCTGATTTGCTGAGATATGCTACCTTTGAACAGCATCGTAATGAGGAAGTAAATGCAGATCCGGAGAAAACTAAAGAGAAGTCTTCGCCAGATGATATACGTTCTTATTATGACTCAGAAATTGCATTTATTATGACATACATCAAAATGCACATTGATATGCATCAGATTAATGCTGCTGTGTATGCCAATATTGTAAACCAGGTGAATGTTGACATAATGAATAAGAGGGGAACATTTAGATAGCATAAATATTTTTTTTAATGCTATCGGACTTTTGATGAACTCATTAGTAATTCTTTTTACGAACTACTAATGAGTTTTCTTATGCAAAAAACAAGCATTAAATGCGGCATTGACCATTTAGGTTATTGCAAGCTGTTACAAAAACTAAACTCTATTGAGAGTAAATGTAATCGGATAATTCTTGAATTGTCCGAAGTAAAGGACCTTGTTTCCTCCAAACCTTCTGTTGATAGACTCATAGAGTCTTTGGAGCAGTCTGCCAATGATTTATACGAGCAGAGTGTCAGACAGCGAGAATTTGTAGAACAAAGCATGGCTGGTGAAGTTACCATGCGCATTGTGAGGAGGAATGAATATGGACTTTGAGAAGGAAATTGCTTTGCTCTATCCCTGGATCGTAAAGGTTGCAAGAAAGTATTGTTGGTCTATACAAGATGCCGAGGATCTGGCGAATGATACAGTTTATAAAGCCTTGCTGAACAAAGACAAGTTCGAGAGTGGCAGACCATTGAAACCCTGGTGCGAAGTGATTATGCAAAACACTTATATAACCAACTATAACCGCAAATCTATCATTCGCTTTGTTGACTATGATGATGTTTGTCAAGTTGTGTCTCTACGCTTAGCATCAGAAAGGGCTTTATTCCATGAAATCTTATCTGTAATCCGGCAATGTGCGTTTAAATCATGTTGTATAGAGTGTGTCTTATTATATGCTAAGGGTTATTCCTATGATGAGATAAGCCGGTTACTTAATATTCCTACTACTACAGTACGTAGCCGTATCTCTTTTGGCAGAGAAATATTGAGGCGTGAGTTGGGCTAAGTTAAATACCGTTTATGTGGTGCAAATGGCTATTAATCAGATTGCTAATTACGCTCAAAAACGTTATCTTTATAGTAAATAATAATCAAAGAATTTATAATTATGGATGTATTAGAATACTATACAATGAGAAAAGAAAAGAGTACACAAGATATTTCAACTCTTATTGCAGAAGTCAAAACAGCGCTTACTGATACTCAAGTATATCTTGATAATCATTCTGATGAGATTAATAAAATCACCGAGATAAAGCTGCTTACTAATCGGTTGAATAGCTGTCTATCTAAGATAGATTCAGAATCTGCCAAGCTCGAAACATTAAAAGAAGTTTGCCTCTCTTTATCTTTAGAGAGAGGCGGCAAGTAAATTCCCCCTTTAATTTGTGCCTGTTGTAATGTGTTGATTATAACTTGATTGTACCGTTTTTGTCACAATTATATAATGTCAAGATAAATGCTAACCTATTTGTCGGTTAGCATTTTCTATATATTCGCTGCAAAGGAAAATGTATGAACAGATATATTCTAATCATCAATGGTACGGCTCATATTATTAATGAGGATTGCATTAGTAATTGGGATGAGATTAATATCTCACTGAAACGAAATGATTTCAGTGGGATTATCCGTTCATTCAGTTCAAAATTTGAGTTTGCTGGGAAAGCATATAACCTTTTACTTAATGAATACCGGACCAACTATTTGAACGCTAATGCTCAGATAGAGATATATACTATTGATAACGATAAGAGTAAAAGGTATCTCTTTGGTAGTTATCTGGATTTTGGCTCATTGGAATATGATGATAGTATTGTCTATATCAATGCTATAGATAGTACTCTTGCTGCTAAGATTAAGGCAAAGAAGAGCACTCAGTACGAATATCTTGTAAGTGAATTAAAGGAAGAAAAGACTCTCAATTATGATCGTTTATTGATGCTGAATACATTTAACTTCGACATTGATAACGATGAATATATATATCCTTCTGGTACGTCTCAGGCTAATACGAATATTGATGTCTATGTTGTAGATACTAATCCAGAAGTGTATGTCGGTGATTTTATAACACCGTACCATGAATCTGATGGTGCTTATTATGGCAATACTAAAGGTGTTTTCATGAAATTGTTTGCTTTACCTCCACATGGCTTATACATGGATTTGAGCTGTGATATAACCATTTCATCAGGTACTGGGCGATTTGATGTCGAGGGACAAAAGAAAGTAGGCTCTGATACAGCCAGTACCAGTGTATATCATACGAGTGGGCTTAAAGCTGGCAGTGTTTATCATGTCGAAGAGAAAAAACTTGTATTGGTAGATCCGGCAAAGAATGAATCAGGGAAAATAGGTATGGTTTATAGAATCTACCTTAATACTGAAGCTGGGGTAAGAATCAAGATTGAGAATTTTAAAATGTCTGTTTATTACATGGCAAAAATGCAATCAGAACGTATTGATGTCATAAAGCCCGATGTGCTTCTTAACCGCTTATTGAAGAGCATAAATGAAGAAAATGAGGGCTATGTAGGCGAAATAGAATATGAAGATGATACTCGGCTATCCTCCACTGTGATAATGGCGGCAGAGAGTGCCAGAGGCTTGGATGGGGCTAAAATATATACTTCCTTCAAGCATTTCTCAGATTGGATGGAGGTTGTCTACGGCTATGTACCGGATATCGCAGAAAATAAAGTCGTTTTTAAGAAGCGCACTTCTTTGTTTCATTCTGAAGTACAAAAGCGAATAAGCTATACTGGAATGGATTTTAAGGTAAAAGTGAACTCATCGCTTATTTACTCTTTACTGAGAGTCGGTTACGATAAACAAGACTATGACAGCATTAACGGGCGCGATGAGTTCCATTTTACGAACGAGTATGACACTGGGATAACCATCACTGATAAGGCCCTTGAACTGATAAGTCCTCTTCGTGCAGATCCTTACGGAATCGAATTTTTGGTAAGTAAGCGTGGTAAAGATACAACTGATAATGAGAGTGACAATGATACTTTCTTTGTCGGGGCCCATTTAAAAGAAAATGCTGAATCTTATGAGCTTGTACGAGAAGGGTATAAAGTATCTGGAATAATTTCATCATCAACCATGTTCAATGCCATGTTCTCACCTCGTTCTATCATCGAAGCTAATAAGGAATACATCGGTTCATTTGTCAAGTCATTACGCTTTGCTTCTTCATCAGGTAACAGTGATATTCGGATTAATGATGTTGCCGAGAACTCGGATATTGAACTAACAGATCCTTTGTTTACCGTGAGTACTCTGAGTATTAGTACTGCTGACGGTGGAATACCATCGGATGTGAATGCACTGGTCGAGGTTGATAGGAATAGCCTGTTATATACTTGCTTCATAAACGAGCTAAAATACAAGATTGGGCACTATGAAGGGGTTGATTATAATCTGCAAATTAAAAGTATTGGTTAGTTATGATAAAGATATCACCATTTACTCCACTTTTCTTTAGTCCATCCTCTGATAAATTCGGGGCTGAGAGTAGGTACATACAGTTGTTTGCACCTACCGATAACATATTCATAGAGGTTATTACCACTACTGAGTATAAGATGAATGGCTTACTGAAAAATCATGTTGATGGTACCAGCAGGGAAATTGAGTTTCAATTCTTTTCTTTGAAAGATGGTTCTACAGTCTTTCATTCAACGATTACCGGGCTGGCACCTGGTTATTATTCAATTTCTGTAGGCGATCAAGAATGCAATGTTTTCAAAGTTACGGATGATGAGCACGAGTTGGATAAGACTACTCTCATTCGCTACTCTATGCGTAGTAATAAGCAGAGGAATGATTGCATATTCTGGAATGGTGAAGAGCAGTTTTATTTTGAATTCCGTGCACCTGGCGGCTTTAAAGATGATGATTGGACATTTGCCGTCAACAATGAGCAGTTTGAAATTTCTAATGGAAATATCGTTGAACTTTTTGCAGTAGAGAGTACGCAGAAGAAGTTTACCCTTGGTAATGCTGAGGGGTGTCCTGTCTGGTTTGCAGAGCATCTGAATCGGATACTGTGTTGCTCGAACGTGTATTTCAATGGCGTGCGATTTGTCCGTAAGGGGAATAGCGTACCGGAAATGACTCAGGAAATTGTGTCATTGAAGAGCTATATTTTTAAAGTGTCTTTACAGGGTATGGTTGACAATATAGATGTTGATTTCCCTGAAGGTGGTGAAGAAGAAGGTGGTGAAACAGGGGGAGGCGGGGAGGGGTATGTTTATTTGATAAAGCTCAATGATACTGTTGTTCCTACCGATAGGAACACCTTTTCTGCGTTGAGAATACTTGCCGAGATTGATAAGGCGATTAAGGTAAACAATGAAGGGTTAGGAGACAAGTTTATCAGCAAAAAGAATGATGATTATGCAGAAGGTATAATCACTTTCTTGAAAGACATCATAGTAAAAGGGCCTATTAAGGCTTTGAGCAAATTAACGGTAGGCGAAAGCATCATTGATTCATTGATAGCGGGCAAGGGCATAATCGCAGAAGATGGACGAATACAGGCTGACCGCATGGAGTTGCGGTCATCGCTGACCGTTTTGGAGATAATTTTTAACCGCCTTTCGGCTATGGAAAGTGATTATTCATTTTCCGAATCTGGCACGATTGAGAGTGTCGAACTATTAGAAGATGGTACCTATCGTTTACCGCTTCGTAAACGTTGGGAGAATGATTTCACAGCCTTGGCCGAGAATGATGTAGTTTACGGCATGGTGAATAATCTTGCTTCAGGTACCGGAGATTACTATACTTCATGGCTGCGTGTCCTTAACGTGAATACAGTATCTAATACCATCACTGCGGTCATGTATCCTGATGATGAAGTTCCAGGAGGCAAAAACTATCCACCGGAACCGCTAATGATACTTTCTCATCGTGGTAATCCGGTGAACGAAGATCGTCAGGCATATTGGTACCTATCTTCCCGTGAGAAGTGTATCTGCATGCTCGATGGAGTAACGAAACCTATACTGGAAGAGAATAACTATGCTATCATTATAGGCAAGTTAAAACAGTTGTCACTGTTTGACAACCTGCCGATCAACTACCGCCATAGCTACATCTATTGTCGTGGTATCGCTATTCAGGACTTATTGCGTATAGACGACTATCAGGGTACACCAGTTCGTTCTGAGAATAATCGGGGTCCGTGGTCATCTGAGGATGCTGTGAACAATCCCTATCAGTCTACAGACACTGTTTATGATGCTGTTTATCATATTGGCTGTAAATGGATGTGCCTGGTTACCGGAACTACGCAGGAACCTAAGTGGAATGCTACGGATTGGGCACAGATTGAAGGCAATTCAGAACTGAGCCTTACTTTCTCTTCCAATAATGGCTATAACTTCTTTGCCGGTAAGGTCAATGCGGAATTTACCCCTATTGTCTATTGGGGCTATAATGATATCTCTGCGGATGTGTTGCCCGGTGACTGGTCATGGACTCGTGATAGTGGTCAGGTGACAGAAGATAACGCCTGGTCAGTCGCTCATGCCAATAACGGGCGGGTACTGCACCTGACAAACGAGGACATGCCTTCCAATTGGGGTACTACAAGAAAAGTGAAATTCACCTGTACGGCATACGTTCGCGATGGTGCCGGGAGTACTAATGTCGAAAACTATATAGATATATGAAAATTAAAACCGCGGTTCAACCGCAGCCGGTCAGAACCAGTTATACGCCTCTGAAGGCGAGCTTTGGTATTGTTATTGATGGTGGAGGTAGTAAGACACAGTTTTATTACACGAATGCCAATACGTACATTCCTAACCGGGCTATTACCCCGATGAAGCTAAAGGCATTCCTCAATATTGTCGATCCGGATAAGATTATCAGTAATGGAGATAAGAGTAGTCAACTGACTGTCACCTGGTATGAAAACAGTGAGAGCACTCAGATTACCTCGGAGAATAGCAATTATACACTGAATGCTGACGGAACATTGCTTGTGAAGAAGAATGTTTCGCCAACTACTCCTGTGCAGATTCTTTGCCGGGCTACCTATGTGGATTCCAGAAATAAAAACACGTTGGTATATACCGATACATTCACTCTGAACTCTATACAGAAGAGTGATGACCAGCTTTCATTGAGCATTAACCAACCTGCCAAGATAACCTATAATCCCCTGAAGGATAACCAATACATAGATATCACTGCTGTATTGAAAATGGGCAGCGAGACGGTAGCGGATGCCAATGTAGCATATTGGTGGTACAAAGTCGAGAACGGAGAGGAAACCCTTATCAACTCTTCTGATCTGAACATTGAATATGTATCCGGTCAGGGTACCAATACTTTGCGTATTGATGCTGACAATACATATATGAGCGTTATCCGCTGCCGCGCGGCTTATTATACCGGAACCAAGCCGTCAGCTCCTACGGATGATACTTTGATGGCTGAGACGGCCATTGTTTATAAGATTCCTCCGATTAAGGCATTTGTCTATAGTCCGAATGGCAATACCATTCGTCAGGGAATGGCCAACATGACTTTTTATGTGAAGATACTGACAAATAAAGAGGAGCTGACAACAGACCAGATCAATAAATACTTCTTCGTGAAGTGGTTTAAAAAATCATCCGCTGCCGGTGCAACGGCTACCGAAATCGGTCATGGTAACTCGATATCGGTTACTGCTGACAGCTTACGCTTGAGTGGTGGCTTGCAGATGTCTGTTTATCCCGAAGTTTACGAGATAGGTCCTTATACGGTGCTTACTACCAAGAGTGGTGATCCCATCCGTACAGGCGCCAATGAAGTAATAATAGCCAGAGGCTAACAATTTAATTTATATGGGTATGAGAGAAATGAAGTACTTAAAAGTGTCCGCCGATATCGCCCGTCGTGCCGGTGTGATTGATGTCCGCCATCGGACTGCCGACGGGGAGTTTATCATTAACGAAAGTGATCTTCGTATGGTGAGGTTCGATCCGGAAGAATATGTGAAAGGCATTGCCGGGCAGGTTCTTACTGAACAGGAAGCCGCCAAGCTAATCGAAGCCGGTGGAAATAAAATTGGAGAGGAGGTACAGAATGAAAACAATAGTGAATTACCTGCTGAGGATTCTTTGCCGGTTCAGGACAGTGATAAAGAATCTGTGGCAGAAGATAATCAAATTAACGGAGAGGAGGTACAGGATGAGTGATGTTGCGGGTTCTTTTTATATCGGTATGATTATTGATGGTGATAGTGCGCAGGGGAATATTCGATCTACCAAACCACTCGTGCAGATGTACCAAAAAGACACGGGTAAATGTGTGCCGGACTGGAGCGTAGCGGCTAATCAACCTATCATCTATCCGGTCATGCGCTCAGGCAATGAGAATGTGATCAAGTCGATTGTTTCTGGTTCCGAGAAATGGTATTATAACAATACACTTATAACATTCAACGCTTCCGGGTTAGCTACCGCTCCGGCTGCCGTAGCCGGTAAGATGCAAACCACTACTTACAATAATGGCTCCGTGAATGTACCGGCTCTGAAGATCGTAGGAAATCTTGCTTCCGCTTCTAACATGGATGCAGATACTATCCGCATGGATGGTGAGATTGAGGCTTCCGGGCATAATCTTGGCTACACTTCTGAGATACCTCTTGCCATCTCAGAATTTAGTAATTCTGCCTATTACGGTTTCCTTTATCCTTCCGATGGTGGTATTATTGATGGTGATACAGCTACCGTTAAAGTGGATCAGGAACTCTACAAAGGCGGCTCATTAGTTCCACAAAGTAACTACTCCCTGAAATGGTATAAGATGCCTTCCACCACAGCATGGTCAACAGCTAACAGTGTTTCATTAGTGGCTGATGACATTGATTCTAAGCTAAGTGTAAGAGCTGAATTCATTATCGGCGGTGAAGTGGTAGCCACTGCTATCTGTGAAGTAAGCGATGAAACAGATCCTCTTTTCCTGGCTGTAAACTTCAGTGGCCCTACTTATCTTACCAGCAGCGGTGCTACCAGTGAGGTAACTGCGACATATAAGGTCAAGAAAACAGGTACAGGCGAAGAAGTAACCGGCTTTACATTCAAGACTACTTTTACGAAAGCTGACGGTACCGCTTTTACTCCGGCCAATGCACCTACCACAACCGGATGTAAACTAACATACGCAGACGTAAAGGGTGCAGGGGGTGGTGTAACAGGGTATGTACAAGGAACTAAATCTTAAGTCATGGCAAAGAAACAGATTGTTGCATCAACTTTTAATGTTACGGCGGCTCCCGATGACGGAGCCAAAGGTGATCGTGGCGCTCGTCTTCGCCAAACTGATTGGGCTGAAGGAAAGCAATATCTGTCAGGGGCTGATGGCGAGCTATGGTACGATGTTGTATTATACAAAGATATGCTATATCTGTGTTTGAAGTCACATACTTCCTCATCTGCTAATAATCCTCAGACTTCAGTTGCAAACCAGTTAGGATATTGGGAGAAAGCCTTGGACTGGGTTTTCGTAGCTACCAAATTACTATTGAGTGAGAAGATCAAATCTGAATATATCGATGTTGATGACTTGGTAGTAAAGAATGTGCAGGTTGAGGATGCTGACGGTAATGTCATTTGTAGGATCAACGGGCGTACAGGTGATGCGAGCTTTGCAAAGGAAAATATACTTTTTGGTTCAGACGGTTCTATTGTGTGTAACAAAGGTATATTTAAGGTTGGTATTCAAAAGGTTTTTCGTGAAGTAAGCCTCAATAACTATACTGCAGAATCTTTTAAAGCTGATCTAACCCAGGGACTCAATTTTATTTTTTCCAAGAATGAGGGGAATGATACGCACTATATGACTTTGCCCAATTCGCTTGATCTTGATGGTTTCGAATCGGAAATGATATTTTATGGGAATCCGGGTAGTGTGTATGTCAGTTGTGAAAATGGCTTATACCCTTTCATGTACAATGGTTTGAGGGTGAAACAGGTGAGGATAGCCACATTCCCGCGTCGGTTGAATGTCGTTGCTCGGAAATGCAATCTTATAGGTGCTGATTATGTCGAGTGGTGGATTACCAACACTAACGACTATACGGTTTCAAGCAAAGATATGTATGACCGTTGCGAACTTGCTACTTCAGTGTATTATAATAGTTGA